CAAGCTTGTAAGGACTATCTGTCTAGGAATGGGATTGACTGTTTCTACAATAGGATGGTTAAGGTGGGTAATTTGCCAATTGGAATCTTGTCAGTTCAGTACGGTACTGAAGAAAGGAATAAATTTGATTTAACAATAAAAAGCAATAAGGATACCTTAGAAAACCTGTACCTGGAAATTTCCGAAATCATGAGGACACGATTCATTCAGCCATCGCCACTCCGGAAATTATTTAAATGGTGGCCTCGCTAGGTATGGCGGTATTTAATTCCCAAGTATTACGACCCCAACCCTCACAGGGTAACATTAATTACTTCCTGAGATAAAATGACTATTTCTGAGTACGATTGGAGACGTCTCCAAGGTTTGGGCTTTGACTTGAATTTTGTGGAGAATGCTGCCAAGGGTGCTAAAGGTCCCAGGACTACCAGATCTGGTGAAGCATCAGGGGGTCAAAACCCCGACCTTACCCCAATGGATAAGATGGCCATTGCCCCCGGTATGAAAAAAGAACCCATCACAAAACCATCGACTTTTATCATGGGGGAAGGGGACGCTGATTTCGAACCTAATGGTGGTATGTTAATCACTCAGTTAAAATCAATGCAGGATAATATCGCCACTTCCTTAGGAATGATCACCCCCAATAGCAACTCAGACCCCTGGATAGCATCAAAAATTTCAGAAGCTTCCCACAGTTTAACAGCAATTGCAGACTATTTGAAACATGGAGAGAAAGAGTAATGCTTTACGGTAGTGCAAATTTCAGCGATGAAGCCCTAGAGGCATTCTATAACATGTTTGCTGAGCAGTTTGGGGAGACTTATGACAAGTCTAAAATGGCTTGTAATAAACCACGCCCTACTAAATCTGGCGACGAAAAAAGCCATGTGGTCAAATGGTGCCATGACGGTAAGGAAGAATTGAAGAAATTTGGCCAAAAGGGGGCAGAAACTGCTGGGCCACCTAAAGAAGGTGAATCTGAACGCATGAAGATGAAGCGTAAAAAGTTTAAGTCTAGGCACTCCAAGAACATCGCTAAAGGGCCATCTTCATCGGCCTGGTGGTCGAATCGATTTAAATGGAATGAAGCCATGGATATTATGGCCAGAAAAAACATCGACTTCAATTAGGGTAAAAGAAAACATAATGGACTCTTAAAATGAGAAAAGATAAAATCTCAAAAGAAGCATACGATAAGGCGATCCAAGCTTATTCCCATAAGCCCACAGATTATGCCAAAGGTACTGTAATGGAGCCTACAGTAGTCCTGGGCCTTCGACCTAGTTACAGTGAGTATGGAGACCTTGGGAAAAAGCATACGGATTTAACCAGCCAAATAGAGTCCCTAAATGAGAAAATGAAAATCTCCCGTCAGAGGGGGGCGTTTCAATCCTTGCAAGAACAAATGAAGCAAGTTAAGGAACTAGTCAAGAAGCGCGAAGACATCGATGCCAAGATGGCTACCCTGGACCTAGCCAGAAAGAATACCGATGACCACCGAATCGCCACAGGTGAAGAATTGTCATATTCCGAAAAGATAGACACAGTATCAAACCGAATCGCTAGACTAGAGACTTTACTAAACGGGGGCTGAGTCCGTGTTTGGTAAAGGAGATAGGTGTGATATAGGGAAATCGTGCGGTTCAACATGTATAGCCCGACTAAAGGTTTGTAGGGTTGATTTTGGGGATAACATATCAGAATCTATTGACCGTATATCCGGGTCTATTGATGCTAGTTTCATCGATGATGCTAAGGAAAGTTTAGAAGACTACTTGGCTAGGGTGGAACCAAACGCTAAAACAAGCACAAAATCTGTACCCAAAGTAAATCAAGAGTCAATCAAGAAGCCAGGAAAAATAATTACTGGTAACACACAATGGGCCAGAGATGATGCTTCTGATTTTGACTCTAGTTTCAAGGTAGGTAGGGTCATTAATGGCACTAAGGATCAATTTGACTGGTCCGGGTCCCTAGGTAAAGGAACCAAATTAGGGGAAGGTGGATTTGGTACTGTGCTCTTGATAAAGGGAAACCCGAGCTATGCCGTTAAACGTGGCCAAGTGAGTACAACGGAAGCGGAAATAACTCAAATCTTGGGGAAAGCCGGTTTAGGCCCCAAACTGGTGTATGGGGAAATAGCCAAAGGCAAACCAAAGGCAGAGGGTGGTGTCTATATAATAAATGGTCGTATAGTCATGGGACTGGTGCCCGGTGAGAGTTATGGTAGCTTTAGTAAGTCTTCAGACAAAGTAGGAAAGACATCCATTGGAGATGCTTACTGGTTCTTGAGATCACAGGTCCATAGACTCGGGATAGCCCACAATGATGCCCATAGTGATAATGTATTGATCGATAAAAATGGTAGGTCCAGGTTTGTTGATATGGGCTTATCGCAGCAAAGCGTCAAAGCAGCGTTATCTGAAGCACTGGGGGTTTTTACCAACAAGGGGTTTTTACCAAAAGGTTCGACTTTCGACCTTAGAAAAACTGATCCCTTGACCTCTGGGGACCATAGATCAAAAACAGACCCCCAAATGGGAGTACATAAAGGGTCAATCAAGGGGGATGCTCCCCAGAATTTACTAAAAATGAGGGACAATCTACCCAGGGTTTACGATGCGCTCAGGAGTCACGGCGTCTCTGACAACGAAATTGCCCAGATGATTGTGTCCCGGGTTGGGGAGCCCCTGAAGTCATACGAGAAAGGCCCATGGGCCAAGCTATCAAACAAGGACGCTGCCAAAGTTATCGACATTTTGTATGACGGAGTCAAAGACTATTCTAAGGATTAAAGGGTAAGAATAGGGGCGCCTTTGCGCTCAAATAGAAAGCTCTTTAGCAATGACCAGAGAACAATCAGCAAACAAAATTATTTTCGCAAAATCCAGTCTCCTGGGTAAGCGTCCTACCAACCAACTGCAACCCGGCGAAATCGGTTTGAACACCAATAGCCAAGAACCGGGATTATTCTTTGGAACAACAGATGGAAGAGTAATTAAAGTTGGTCCTACGGCAGTTCTACCAGATGCCCCTACAAGCACCCCAGAGAGGGGTGAATCCTGGTTGAATACCGTTGACGGTACTTTGAATGTAGGCGATGCTGTAAGGTCATGGAGGTCTATCGCAGCGCCTTTTCTTGGGGGTAATGGTAATGTAGTATTTGTAGCCCCGGAATTTCAGTTCTCCTCGGATGCCATTGCCAATGATGGACAAGCATTGCCCTACCAGACATTAACAAGGGCTATCCTGGAGCTATCGAAAATTTATATCAGCAACGTACTGGCTGGTTTATCCCAGAAGAGTGAATCTAATAGGTACACAATCTTTTTGGCGTCGTCAAGATTCACCGCTAATAATGGCCCTGGGCAGAGCTTGTCGGACTTCTCTCTTGACTTATCAAATTATGGAACGGAAAATATTTCCAGCTCTGATTTAAGCAAATTTAACACTGAGAGCGGGTCCATTATAGTGCCATCTGGTATTTCTATCGTTGGTTTGGACCTGAAAAAGTGCGTAGTTTGCCCTTCATATGTACCTTCATACCGTAACCACACTTTCCCTACCGCATTAGCAGGAGTTAATCAACCTATAACTTCTATTTTTAAACTGTCAGGCAACTCGTCCCTTTCCAACTTTTCCATCAACGATAAAGTAAACTACAACGAAGTAGTCGAAGTTACCAATCAGAATACCTACGCACTATTCAGAACTAGGAGGCCCCATGGTCTAGAGTTGAATGATTTAGTTAACATCCAGTACTCACCTGGCATCGATCAAAGCACTGGGACTTTCTCTACTGGTGAATACTATGCCATCCCCATAACAACATATACTTTTCAGTTATCCACAGAAAAGCAATTACCATTTAGTGGAGCACCTAGCGTTGCGTTTACATCAATTCCACTTAATGTCAATTCCAGGACTGTGAGTTTCAGCTGTTCCCTTACTTTGAAATCAGCCCACAGACTAAGAGTAGTTGAAGAGGCATCTAAAAATGACTTAGCCGAGTATTATACTAAGGTTCAAAGAGCCTTCCCAGAATTCTTTGGGGGCAGAGTAACTGACGGTGATTTACTGGTTAATTCAGGTGATTTTGTCATCGTGGGCCCCACCGATACGGCATTCCCGAACAATATTAATTCAAATACTACAAAAAATTCATCATCCTATGTCAATCAGGTAAATCTAAAGTCTGATTATGGGATGTGTTTTACTGATTTTGACGGGTCCAATGTCCTTGGGTTTAAGTCCATCATTGCCAACTCTTGTACATCTGTCAGCCTACAAAATGACCCAACGGCATATGAGGTTTATACCACTCTAGGGTCTGAACAAAAATGGTGGTCATTGACTGAGTATACATATCTATCCAAGCCTTTATCCCAAAGGCCCGCATCTATAGTTGATATAACCGTTGAAGACCAGCTCCAAGAATTAAATTCAGTACCCATCAATAACATACGTTATTACTATCAGAACCTAAAAACCGTTGATAATCTTAGTTTAGGCATAGTAGATATAGATAATGATTTTAGACATTTTGGGTTCAGAGTGAGGAACGGAGCCTATGCTCAACTACAATCTGTGTACACCATCGGTCCAGCAATTGGGGTATGGTCACTAAATGGGGGAATCACCAGCCTAACTAACAGCACAAGTAACTTCGGGTCCATAGCTTTCAAAGCCGAAGGTTTTCTAGGAATAAATACAATAAGTGGAGCACAGAATAATACTCAAGGATTTGTCTTTGAAGGCATCCAGAGACCTTTGACTTTAACTATCGGTCAAGTTGAGAAGTCAGAAAACAAAAAGATTCTTTCCCTGGGATCCAGAATAGTAAGCTCTTACATTGATCCAACTAATACCGAAATTCAGCTAGTTGAGTTGAGTGCGGATTTTGATCCACGGTATTTACTTCCTTATTCTTTGAAGCCGGGTAGTGCAATTTGGGTAGAGACGGAAGAATGCACATACCGTGGCTTCCTGGCCACAGATGGTGGCCCCACAATCAACACTGGTCAGGATGACCCGGCTAGATTTGCTCAGTTGAGAATTAGGTCTTCTGACAGCACTATACCGACTGACACCAATTTGATCCCTGTCCTAGGGGTGCCATACATCAGGCGTTTCCATGACCCCCGTAGTGATATTGAAAAGTCTTATAGCGTAGTATTAAGTAATACGTCATCGAATGCTATTTCTCCTCAAATAGGCGATGTTTTACGTCTCAACCAAAGTAGTCAGATTCTCGGGTCATCGAGTTTAAGGCCCAATGTTCAATTTGACCCAGGGATACTAGGGGGATGGGGCCGTGTGTTCACCGTGGATGCAGTGGAGACGGGAATTTTGGGATCTTCACCTCAGTTTAACTATTTGATTGGGGATGGGAATCAAGACATAGAGTACTATGTTACCATAACGGCATCCGATTACGATAGGCCGTGGGTGCAGAATTATGACTCCGGCAGTAATAGTTACCTGACTTTCGATAACCCTTCGGGAACCTACACTACATACGCCAATAGAAACTGGTATGCTGCGGAAAATAATTACTGGACCTCAGTTTATTATGGGGAGGCTAGTAACTTCCAGCCCTCATCAGGACCAGAAAAACTATCCCCAACTTCTACCAATTCCCCATTCGTCGATACTAGTACCTTAGAAAGACAGGACTTAGTCAGCCAGACTTTCCAGGGGTCCTATGCTGCAGATGAATATTTATCGGTTTATCCAAATTCTACCTACTTCCGGGGTTCTACCAACCCTTACACCACCTACCCGGTTAATAATCAGTACGACGATGATGATGGTTCCGAATCCCTTGGTATTTGCCTTAAAGATTTAGTTACCAGTGCAGAGACTTTCTTGGTGAGCCCACTTGCGGTTATTCAAACCGAGCGGTTGCCAGGGCCCACACAACGATACAGGCCAGAAATAGTTGAGTTCTCTGTTCTATCTGCTAGTGTTCTACAGAACCCTAGGCAAACTGTTTCTATCGTCAGAATCGGAAATGACACCAATCATGAGTTTGTCCGAATAATTGGTATCTCAGGCTCCATAGTTAGGGCCATCAGACTTAACTCCGGTAATGGTTTCTACTTTAATTCCGGTACTATACCAAATTCTTGGCCCATTCAAACTTCCGTTAAGGTTTGTGGAACTAATCCCATTCCTGAACCGGGGCTATATGACCCTAATTGGTCCAACACTAAGAGAGCAATACTGAGATTCTTCCAGATTATGGGGTATTCTCCGGAGTCTCTACTTACTTACCTTCAACCTAAATATTGGGGGGATAGGCTCTTGCCCATCGGTGCTTTACCATTGACCCCCGAAACCGGTGGTTATGCCCTAACTACCAGTAGGTGGCCTGTAGAATTCAATCAACCGTCCATAGTCATTGCTAATACTCATACATGGGCATATGTAGGATACTACAATTACTCCCGTGGCTTACCTAAATTCCAAACAAACGATATCTCTAGAAAATTAGCGGCGGACTTCCAAGCAACTACTTTGTGGAGTGGCAGGCTGACAATTACTGGTGTCAACGATAAGGGTGAAATCATCATTTTTGGCCCCCAAAGACAAGCCCTTACAGCTAACTATTTCGAGCAAATCAACCCATTCGCAAACCTGACCAATCAACAAATTTACGAACAGCAACCATTTGTAGAGTTTCCTGGGCAGGTTACTGCATATTCAACGGATTCTATTTCGCCCCTATTCAACGGTATCACGACTATCTTCACCTTGACTAAAGGTGGGGTCCCCATACCTCCAACTCAGATTTCAGCTAACTCCATTTTTGCAATTCTAGGGGCCGTCACTCAGGTGCCCGGTAAGGACTACACAGTCAATGGCAATCAAATAATCTTCAATGAAGCTCCTTTGCAAGGGGCAGTGAGTGATATTAGAATCGTCACATCTGATGATGATAATAGGACTTTGCAAATGGTGCCCCTAAAGATCAAGGAAGGCCAGAGTATTAATGGCATCCGGTTCTCGTTTACTTTGGTATCAAAAGATCCTGCAATTAACTTGGCACCGTTCGACATTAACGCCAATAATACTTTTGTATTCTTAGGTGGTACTGGACAGTTGCCCATAACAACCCCCGGTCCATTAGATCCTTACTCTTACACCCTAACTAGGCTCTCTGGCTCTGAGTTGGAAATCACTTTTTCCGAAGCCCTTGCAGTTGGCACCGTGTTTGATGTTAGAACTGTTTGTACCTCTTCTTTCTGGGCCATTCAGTCGGTTTTTCCTGTTCAAGTATATTCTTTAAATTCCATCTCCAGCCAGTTTAATGGTGTGAAAACCGAATTTGATTTGACTTATGGGTACTTCGATGTAGCAGAAACTCTCCCAAGACCAGTTAACGCTGCTTCAGTTAGTTCTCAGAATATTTTAGTTAATCTGGGGGGTTCTATGCAGATTCCTTACTTCCAGGGTGCGTCTGCGGGCGACTATTCGTACAGGGTGGAAGGGTCGAGGATAATTTTCACTGAGGGGCCTGCAGAGGGTGCTACGGTGAATATCAGGGTTATAACCAATGCCGAATTTATAACTTGCCCATCTGGGAAGTACGGCGCATCATCATTCTTGAAGTGGGGGCCTAGCATTGTCTTGGAACTTGCTGATAGTGCCGATATTATACAATAAGCACAAGGTGCGGGTAAAATACCCATACTAGGAGAAGGAATCCGATGTTAACTAGAGCCCAATACATAGCTGGAGATACAAACCAGGGCGATGTCCTTGCGGATCAGGTCCGGGGTGTTAAAGCCGGTACGGGCGTTGAGATTTTAACTGATGGCACAATAAATTTTAAAGCTAATACATCTTCAGGGGTAGTAAGGACAAACAACGCTGCAGCATTCAACTCTTATATCTGGCCAGAATCCGTATTAACAAATGGCCAGCTTATCCTCAGAGCAGGTAATAGCCTAACATGGGGCAGAATTCCCGGTTTTGGTCTAGTGGAGGACGGTACCAACGCCTCTAACCTCAAGGCAGCATTACCCATTTCCACTACTAACCCGGATATTGGAACAGAATTAGAAGAAGCTCCAGAAGGTGGTTTATATTGGAACAGTGACAGCGGCAATCTTTTTATAAATTTTGGTGGCTCATGGGTCCAAACCTCATACGGCCCTGCTGACCTTAACGAGGCCCTTCTCACGGGAACTTATACTCTATATGTTAACCCCCAAATTGGTAGCGACATTTATGTAACCGGGATCTACGATAATACAGTAGTACCAGTCATCACCAACCAAATGACGCAGGCTGGCTACACTGCTCAAAAACCCTTTAAAACCCTGCAAAGAGCCGCACTAGAAGTGGCCAGAATTCAGAATGGTTTAGGCCAAGATGACCAGTCATTCGATCGCTTTGTAATTAAGTGTACTGCCGGGGTTGCATTGATTGATAATGCCACTGGTAGCGAGTCCGTTTCGGCCTGGGTAAACGGTGCCGTGCCGTCCGCCGCCCAATTAAGGGCCATGAATAGCGTGGATTATCCAGGTATAATTTTGCCCAGGGGTGTATCCGTCATTGGTGAAGATCTAAGGAAGACCATCATTAGGCCCCTATATGTTCCCCTAAAAACAGGTAATATCGACACTGACCGTGGCTCTATTCTAAGGATCACGGGTGGGGGGTTCTTCTTTAACTTCACTTTCAAGGACAAAGAAGGTCTTTCCGATAGTCATCACCTCCTAGACTGTTTTTCGTTTGTTTCTGAGGCAGACCTGGATGATTACTATGAAAAAGTAAAAATTATTTTTGCCCAAACCAATTCCAACGTCCCTGTTAACCCCGGTGAGACTGAGATTGTAGCCCCCCAGCCACCTGGTATCCCCGAGCAGGATACAGACGGCATTATCGGATCTTCCCCGTACATCTTCAACTGTTCTGTGCGTTCAAATTATGGCCTTTGTGGAATTAACGCAGACGGCAACGATGTAACCGGATTCAAGTCCATGGTTGTAGCCCAGTTTACTGGCGTTAGTTTACAGAGAGACTTGACATGCTGGCAGAAATATAATTCAGGTCCAAAAACATGGACCAATACCATCGCCAACTATGACTCTTATATCGCGTTAGATCCAAATAATGTTAGGATGGACCCCGCTAAAAGAAGTTTCCACATTAGGGCTGTCAATGAGGCGTTCATTCAGGAAGTTTCTGTATTTGCCATTGGACAAGGTATTCACCACTGGGTGAAGTCTGGCGGTGAAATTTCTATAACGAACTCTAATTCTTCATTTGGTGGGTGTGCTGCTTTAGCTGAAGGATACAAGTCTGAGGCATTCCCCCAGGATACAAACTGGAGCGTTGCCACAATAAACCTAGCAACAAACATGACGGATCAAACTACCGTCGTAAATAATATCTCACTCGGCGTGGTAAATTCGGGTGTAGCTGATAATGCTATCACTATAACTCTAACCCAACCCTTAATAGATTCTGAGGTGAATCCGGGTATTCCCCAAATTCTTGCGTCTAAAAATTACACTTTCGCAGACGGCAGCTATCTGTGGATTGAAAACCCTAGCGGACCAGATTGGAGGGCCCCCTTGTCGTCAGCAGCTTGGAGTTCCTCAAACCCCGCGAACATTCAAATTACCGTTCCAATGGGGAACCAGAGTGGAAATTCGCCAGGAGTCGGTGGTGCGCCTAGTTTAGTGGGCAGTAAGGTATACATTCGCCGCCTTGTAGACAACCGCTCTTTGACTCAAAGGCGGTACAGCATTAATGTAACCAACACTGATAACAACACTCGCACCCCTTTAAGAGACTATGTAATTCAAACAACCTTGGGTTCTGGTGGTGGTATCGTAGACTCGCTCCCTGAGTCAGACATGGTAATTGTGAATAAGTCTGGACCTATACCGATTGGAACAGACCCTGTTACCAGGAAAGCTCAGGTCATATTAGAAAGAGCCAATCCTTCCAATGTTTGGGCCGCTGGCAATTATTACAGGCCAGGTGAAACAGTTAGGCGCGAGAATAAGCACTTCACCTGCGTAGTTAAGAACTCAGATACTACTTTTGACACTGAAAAGTGGAGCCAGTCCTACGTTCACATGGGCTCAGATTTCAATGCTTATGACTTTTTCGTCAACGTAGCACCTGTAATTTATTTCGATAATGATACCGATGGCAATCAACCTACCACAAACTGTGGCTATAATCTAACCACTTGCTGGTCTACTGACCCAGAAATCATTGGCCAGTACACAACAGCAACCGACTATAGGGGTGTTTATCAGTTCCTGATTGGTATCGGTTTCACTGCACCCCAAGTAACTAGCATTTTGCTACCTGTAGCAACTGCCGACAGGGAATTAAATCCGGCTTCCAACGTGGACATGAAGGGGTACACCCCTAATGGAGCAGCAAACTTGCTATCAAACTGGTCCATTGAGTTCAGGCGTCCATCCGTTCTACGCATGTTTGGCCATGCTTGGGAATGGGCGGGCTTCCTCAACTATACGAAAGCTCTCCCCCGTTACCAAGGGGACTTGTCCCCACAAAATCAGTTCACCTATTACTTCACTAACGAACTCGGTGGTCGAGTTTATGCGACTGGCTTTAACCAAGAGGGCTACTTTGTAACTGCGGCAGGTTTAACCGACTTGAGTACTGGGGCGACAATTAGTATTACCGATATTGGAAATCCTTTCGCGGGAGTTGATATTCCAACATACTACCCTGCATTAACCGTGGATAACCTAAGCGTTACCACAAGTGTCGAATTTACTTCAGGGTGTAACATTTCGGGAGCCCCGATTTTCTCCCTGGACTGGTATCAGAACTTCCGTGTTGCTAGCCAGACCCAAACTGGAATTACTCGTTATGCGACCAATGTCGAAACCGCCGCTGGTACTGCCACGGATGTAGCTATTTCTCCCGCAACCTTAGCTTACGCTTCTGCATCAGGCGTGATCGGATTCCCAACCGGTACTCGCATGAGTTTCAACAACGCTTCTCCACCTCCAGGGTGGGCCATCGTAACAGGTGCCGCTTTTGATAATGCTGCTATCAGGATTGTTAACTCTTCGGGAGCTGCATTCCCTGCAGCGGGGGGTTCCAGTGGTGACCAACCGTTCACAACCGTATTCACCGCATCAAGGAGTTCAGGTATTAGCGTAGCAACCAACGGCTCTGTGAGTAATCACACACTGACTGTGACCGAATTGGCATCTCACCAACATTTCTGGGATGATACCTCTAATCCTGATAGACTATTTATAGGTAATATCCCGAGCCAATATGCTACAGGAGACCCAACCATGAGCTATACGGGTAATGGTTCCTATAAGATGACCTTTAAGGGGGGAACAGGTCTGAGTGGTGGCAGCAATTCCCACGGACACAGTTTCACCAACCCCTCTTACTCAATGGGTGGACTGAACTTCAATGTAAAATATGTTGATTTCATTGTCGCACAACGGTTCTAACTCAATCTAACACACTAATACACAACCATGAAAAACGTAAATTATTGCCCCCTCATTAAAAAAGACTGCATTGAACATAAATGCTCCTGGTTTTGCCAAGTGAGGGGGATTAACCCAAATACCGGTCAAGAAGTAGCAGAATGGCAATGCGCTGTAACCTTGCTTCCAATTCTCCTAATCGAAAATTCTAATCAGCAGAGACAAACTTCGGCGTCAGTTCAAAGTTTCAGGAATGAGTCCATAGAAAGGTCCGACCTGATGAATACAATCCTCTTGCAGGCTTCTCAAGGACACACGAATAGGGATGCCATTCAACCGGTAGAATTGAGAGAAATCCTGCCAGGGTAAAACCTTTCTATACATAGAACAAAATGTCACAGATTACAATAGTCCCTATCGACCAAGTAGTGGTCCTTAGCGGAGCAGCGGCCTCCGGGGTTGACATGGCATCCGTAGACCCGGAAATTCATGCCGTTCAGTTTAATACAGAGCTAGGTAAGGGGACGGTAGAGTTTAAAACAAACCCGGAGACTGGTGCCACTAGGCCCCAAGAGCAAATCACCAATGTTGACCCCTGGGAACCTCAAATCTTAGATGCGGAGGAAATTCTTTTCTGCCGACGTAACCCTAAAACTTTCTACAGCACTGTCGCCCCCATTGGTGCTCCCATTGAAGTGACTAAAAAGGGTTGGCCCCAGCCCGACAACAGCACCGAACAAGCCCCCCCAGCTCAACCTTCACCGAATACATCTCTCTATTGGGACGGCACTGAGTTTGTATGGTCAGCGTTCCCTATTGATTTGGACCTGGCTGGCGCCCAAAATTATGTCACTAGCCTAGTCAACGATAAAGCCTATGCGCTGTTGCTACCATCTGATTGGTATGTAGTGCGTCAGTCTGAAACTGGCAAGGCAATTCCTGGAGAATGGGTTACCTGGAGAGCAGCCGTGAGAGCCGCTGCTAGTGAGAAGCTCACAACCGCCGCTTCGCAAAATAGTGTAGAAAGTCTGCGGACCTACTGCCAAAGCGAAAGCTTTCAAACCTGGTGACCTTTCCTCAAATCAGAGCGGGTATAACTCCTAATAAAGAACAAAAACGAGTTCCAAGTCACCATGCCCCAAACAATCCAAATCCTAAGGAGTCTAGAGGCAAAGAAGCGCCCCAACCCCGCAACTCTTTTGCCGGGGCAACTGGCTGCGAACATTAATCCTGCTGAGCCAGGTTTATACTTCTCTGACACAAGCGGCAACCTTCGGAAAGTTGGGCCTTGTCACATTGGCCCTGTACCCCCCAATTCCGGAGTCTTGCCACCGCTATTTGCAGGAAACTGCATCGGGGAAATGTGGTATGATACTGTTAATGAAGAACTCAAAATTTGGAGCGGGTCTGCTTGGATCGCTATCCAAGGTGGTGGAGGCGGTACCGGGGATTTGGGAGACCTATCCCTTACCAATACGGCTAGTAACCCCTACCTTATCTTCACAGATTCTGCCGGGAATCCCCAAAGATTCAACCTGAACGCATCCATTTCCCAAAGGGGGCAAGTCCAGCTTTCGTCATCTTTGACCGATGTTTCCGAGACATTGGCGGCCACGCCGAAGGCAATCAGTCTCTTAAGCACCAACATAGGGACTATAAGTTCAGGTTTATCTACTGCAAACACAAACATTGCCACCCTGCAACAACAACTTCTGAAGTTCAGAGATAGTAATAGGATTTATGTTTCCAAGAGTATTTACGCTAGCGATAGCAACGATGGAACTTCCCCGGGCGAACCTTTACTCACACTTGGCGCAGCAGCAGCAGCGGCCCAGCCTGGTGACCTAGTTGAAGTTGGTCCTGGCCTTTATACCGAGCCAAGCCTCCCTATTCGTTGGAAGCGTGATGTTGGCATTTTGGGTAAGGGTCTTCGTAACGCCCGGGTACAACCTGCAGCCGGTCAAGAATATAATGATATTTTCAAAGTAGATAGTGGATTCTGGTGCTGGGGTCTGGAATTTGCTGGGCACCAGGCTGATAGTTCCACTGGGAAGCAAGCCTGGTCCGTCAGCTTTGATGAAACTGCTGATAACACTGCACTAGGAGCTGTCGGGCCCGGGGCTTACATTTTCAAGTCACCCTATATTCAAAACTGTACCTCCCTGACTGCAGAAGACGACAACGGTAACGCAGGCTCCCAGTCAACTGGGGATACAGGTGGTGGAATCATTGTTGATGGTGCATCCTGTGCTAAAAATAGTCCCATCCGTTCAATGGTGGTCGATAGCTTTACACAAGTTAACCTAGGTGGCCCTGGTTGTCTTGTCAAAAATGATGGTTATGCGCAGCTAGTTTCGTTCTTCGGGACTTTCTGTATCTACCATGTTCGTACTGAAAGCGGAGGCCAAGTTAACCTTTCCGGCGGGGGTACTAGTGACTTTGGTACATATGGATTAATGGCCGATGGTTACTCTCCATCCTCCCTATATACTGCTAAAGCACGAGTGTCCGCATTTGGTGCGTCAAGGATTGAAAAAGGTGTTACATTTGATGTTTCTACCGATCTGATAACTTGCATTGACCTTTTGGGGCATGGGCTCTCAATTGACGACCAAGTTGTCTTCAACTGTTCGCAAGGAACTTTCCCGGATAACATAGTAACAGGGACGAAATACTTTGTGATTTCCAGTGGTTTCACCACGGTAGATTTCAAAGTCTCCCTGTCTCAAGGTGGATCTCCAGTTAACATTTCCGGAACTGCCACAGGAACTTACACAGTTATTCGCCAGGGTGATACCGAAATTGATGTAATAGACTTGGGTGCCAATAGATTAGGTAGGCAACTCAAATACCCGACTGCAGGAAGCGCAGGAAGTCCTGGAAATGCCGTTACGATTACGGCCAGAGGTGGCACATCCGCAGGGTCTAGCTTTACGGTAACCTTAGACACCAGCTCCATCAGGCACGAGTATACTGGTGGCGGATCTGTTACCATCGGCGCTAATACTTATCCGGTTACAAGTTGTACCTACAATAATCTGACTGGCTCCACGGTCCTGACAGCTACGGGCTATGCACCCACCTTAGGTGCCCAAGTGACGATGCAGAATCTGTTTTTCACTTGTAGTTCCTCTAGCCGCCCTAGTTCTGGTATTTTACTATTCCCTCAACTTCCTTTCCCAAGTGGTGGTGCTACAGCGTTCACTTACATCAAGACGGGCACTAATACGTTCACTTATTCAACTACTGCAACTCCTTCTGGCCCAGAACACGAATATGTTTCAGGTGGTACGGCCACCATCGGTTCAACTGACTATGGGGTGGCAGATTGTTCCTATGTTAAAAACACTGGGCTCGTAACGATCACAACCGTAACCCCTTTGCCTGGGGCGTCTTCCGGAACCGTCACGGTTGAGGGCCTAAACTTCATTTGCCCAACTTCGGGCTACGTGATTACAGGTAGTGTTCCGATTGATATTAACGGAAATCCTGTACCGTTTAACGCACCCACTCAAGCTGGTTACCGAATTAATTTCTATTCTGGAACTAACGGGGGCCTGAAAAATACGATCGATGCCAACCAAGTTATTGATTTTAGAAACCGAAGCCAAGTTAGCGCCCCAAGCCACACTTTCGAATATGTCGGCTCCGGCACAAACTATGACGCCTTGCCATATAATGGAGGGGTACCAGTCCCTGCCAACCACATAGTTGAAACGAACAATGGCAGAGTCTTCAGCAGCAACACCGACGAACTTGGGAACTTTTCAGTCGGAAGCAGTTTTAATGTAGACGGTACCACTGGCTCTGTTACAATTAATACAGATCAGTTTAACCTGTCGGGTTTGAATTTCATAGGCCCATTCAGTAGAAACGGTGGTATTAGCACAGTCGGCGAGCAGCTTCGTGAGGTTAGCAATAATACAAGCCTAATTGCAAGTACAGGAGTTGCCGATGGTAATACCGTACCAACTCAGTTCGCTGTTAAGGAGTACACTGGTAGTCGTTATGTTACCAACGTGGCCGTTGAAGTCGGTGGGCCTTTAAGTGTTACCGGCAATGCTAGTGTAAACGGGATAGGAATTTGGAGCTATGAGAGGACTTTGTCTATCGCAGCAGCAACGACTTCTGCTCGCGGAACCATGAGTGCAGCTGATAAGTTTAAGCTTAACGGCGTTGCAGATGGCGCAACTGCGAATCAGACTGATGCCTTCCTTTTGAATCGCGCTAACCATACCGGTACTCAGACGCTTAGCACAATTTCAGGCGCAGGAACCATGGCAGCGCAGGCTGCTACCAACGTAGCCATCACTGGTGGGGCAATCTCGGGGGTTACTCTGGGTTCTGCAAACGTCACTTTTACAGGGGGTTCAATTTCGGGTGTAACCTACGGCACCCAATACTCAACTAGAACAACAGTTACGGCATCAGCTGGGACCTACACCGTAAACGCAACTCTAGGAAATGAGTTTGTAACGAATGCGGCCATTGCAGGTGCCACGATAGTAAACCTTTCCAACCTAGCGAGTATTCCCACAGGAGCAGTCTGGAGAGCTGTATTCTCCTTTGCATATACATCTGGGATCATAAATTGGTTCCCGGCCAATACAGGCTCTGGATACACTTTGAGGTGGGATGGAAACAACGCAATTATACCAACGGCAAATGAAACTGAGACTGTGATTATCACAGTTGTCGGTGGCGGAAACGTGATCGAGGTTGCCGCGCTGCGGGGGAGGAACTCATAATGATGGGACGCATGGCGCTAATGGCGGCGAGATCGCCCTCAATCCAATTTATCGCCCTTGGCCAAACAACTAGAAATTGGGGGGGAATGACAACCTTCAACGGTAACGTATATGCCAGTGTTAGAGGTGGCGATATTTACAAGCAGACAGGGGGCTCTGGTAACTTTGTTGGGCTTGGCCAAACAAGTAGAGATTGGATGGCAATGACAACCTTCAACGGTAACGTATATGCCAGTGATAGGGGTGGCGATATTTACAAGCAGACAGGGGGCTCTGGTAACTTTGTCGGGCTTGGCCAAACAAGTAGACAATGGATTGGAATGACACCCCTGGGCAGTGATATCTACGCGAGCGTAAATGCTGGCGATATTTACAAGCAGACAGGGGGCTCTGGTAACTTTGTCGGGCTTGGCCAAACAAGTAGAGATTGGCGTGGACTGACCGCCTTAGGAAGTGATGTCTACGCAGCTGCTCTTTTTGGCGATATTTACAAGCAGACAGGGGGCTCTGGTAACTTTGTTGGGCTTGGCCAAACAAGTAGAGCATGGGCTGGAATGACCACCTTAGGAAGTGATGTCTACGCAACTGTTTATGGTAGCGATATTTACAAGCAGACAGGGGGCTCTGGTAACTTTGTTGGGCTTGGCCAAACAAGTAGAGATTGGGTTGCAATAACAGCCTTAGGCGATTACCTCTACGCAGCTGTTATTGGTGGCGACATTTACAGGGCATCTGTGACTTTCCCATAGCTATCGAATCAACCTCTACAACAACTGACTTCAACTCAATGGATTACATTCTAACAAAACTGGACTTCAACCCTATTTACCCCTATAGTCTTTCGCGGTTGAGAGCAGAAAACCCTAATATATCCTTCCCGGACTCCCCTTCAGAGGGGGACTTGGAGCCTTTCCACTGTTTCTCCGTGGCCTTAACCGAACCCCCGCTCCTAACCGATTCTCGCACCCAGCGAATCAGTGAATCTGAACCTGCGCAAAATTCGGACGGCAAATGGGAGCAGACTTGGACCATCCGTGATGCAACCGAACAGGAAATTGCCGAGTGGGACCTTATTAACAACCCGATCCCTCAACCTGACTGGGTAGCGTTTAAGTTGCTGTCACAAAGTTCCCCCGAGTTTAAGGGTATCATCACACAAGCCCTTGTTTCTGACCCAGTAAATGCCTTGGGACTTCAAATTGAATTGAACGAGGTTATTCGCGGTGAGGATTCTCGCCCCTTCTACGCTGCTTTATCCTCAGTGTTTAACTCAGTAGAGCCCGACCCGGCTATCCTTCGCAGTTTCGCTGCTGAAGCCAGTGCAATGCATCTTCCAGAGGAATTTGTTAATATGCTTCTTAGCTTGATTCCCGCTGATTAATCGCTTTAATTCCGCGAGATTGGGTTAGACTGTCACGCGACCCCTCCGTGGGTGTGACCCTTCCCAACCCCGGGATTGGGTGATCGAAATCAAAAATCTAGAGCTAGATCTTCTGGACCCTGCTTTGAGAAGGAACCATATAAGTGTCCAGGGGTCGTGTAATTCCCGCATCCTTTACTTCGGTTGGCACTAGCTAGCACTAAGGCGTACCTGGCAGCCCCCCTGTGAAACTCTTGCCAATCTTTCCATAGTTGCTGGTCTTTAAACTTTTTAGCCGTAGGGGGGCCCACCAGGGGGATATCAGCATAAACCAAACCCCTAGAAGCCATGAAAGAGTCTGCAATTTCAGAGAAGCTCAGTAGGACATGATCAACGTCCGTCTTGACCCCATTCCTAATGGTAATTCCCGTTATCATGCAAGTAATTGGAAGCGAGACGGATGATCTATACGCCTTTAGCTGATCATTGACCGCTAGCCTCATTGATGCTCGAACGGCATTATAATGTTTCTCTTCCGGAGATGGGGCGGTTCCGATTTTTTTAGGTGGGTACAACATGTCAATCAGCTTTAGTTTGCCAACCGGCTGTTTGGTTGTCCCTCTTTCTAGGGAAATCATTTTGATTTTTCTTCCGCCAGCAATGTCGATGCTACGGATGTAAACTTCTACATCGTTCTCATTCGATAGCTTCATCCACTGTTCCGTCAGTCGGCATGAACGGAGAACAAAATCTTTCGGAACCCCAATCAAGCGGCTATTGGTCCTATGGTTATCAATGATCCTAGTTATTTTATCGGAGTACTCACCTTTATTGAGGCCAAAAGTGGTTTTACCTATCGTCATGGTTTCTTGGTTTCTTGGTTTGCTAACAATACTTTTACCCCTTAGTCATATGTGCTATAATTACTGTAGTGAGTGGTACTATGTCAAACTCCGTAATCCGGCAAAGGACCGATCTTGAGTTCTTAAATGGGACCACCGTGGAATGCTCCGGCAGGGTGAAAGAATTCAAATGTCATGAGAAGAGGAAAGATCTTGATTCCGTCTTACTTGTAAACCTCATTGTCACCCCGGTGCCATTTGGGGAATCTATAGCTATTGACCACATGTGGATACTTAAAAAGCAATTACAGCAAATAGGTAAGTTACCCAGCCAAAACGAACGAATAAGATTCACCGGATTGGTTTACCCTTACAAAAGGATGGGGGGTAAATCAATTGATAGGGGGTTATTTGGGTCAACTGATTACGGAATTCTACCAAAGATTGCATTATGAAAATCGAAATTAAAAACGGCTTCTCCAACGGCAAAGAATACTATGAGTTTGACTTATGGGATGGTCCTGAGGAAATAGAGCACGTAAGAGGTTTCTCTACGGATCTAATCAATGTTTTCACTAAGGTTTTAGAGTGGAGGGAGCGAATTTCTAGGGAGTATGAGGAAAGGCATTGACTTTTCGTGGCAACTTGCTACAATAGCAATGAGTAAACCTCAAAAATGAAACCATCAGAAGAAAAACTAGCAGAGTTTAAGAAAAACTCAGAAAATTGGGCTAACGAGCGCCTAGGGGACAGAAAATCCCTAATCCTGGACGTTGAGACCACTGGCATCCTCAGCAAGGACCCTGATACGGAAGTCGTGCAAATCTCTGTCATCAACATGCAGGGTCGCCCGACCTTTTCTATGCTTGTAAAGCCTAGTAAGCCATTAACACAAGAACTAATCGACATCCACGGAATCACCAATGAAATGGTTATGGATGCTCCGATTTTTCCGCAAATCGCCAAAATGCTGTCGTTTATCCTTGATGGCAAGCACCTTATTGCTTACAATGCGGATTTTGACTTGAAGCTTTTGTGGCACCTGTACAAGAAGTTCAATCTCGAACCCCCTAAGACTTCGGGAGTGTCATGCGCTATGGATAGATACTCGGAGTGGAGTGGTGAGTGGAGCGATAAGAAAGATGGATTTAAGTGGCAAAGGTTGCCAAACCTTTCGGCACTTCCGGCGCACGATGCCATGTCTGATTGCCTTTCTACTTTGAAAGTACTGGAATTAATGTCTGGTTTGTACAATCCGGCTAAAGCCAGCGCAGACGAAATTGATTTGAATTTTTAGTAAATGAGTAAACCAGTAAAATCAAGTGACTTGTTGTCGCTAGACCCCCGATTAGAAGTAGTTAAGTTGGATGGCTATCAGCTAACTGAAACTGTTATTTGGCAAGCAGGCAAAGGGGATTATTCAGAAGTTCCCATACATCACATTAAACCCCCATCCCCCCAAGAGTGTGGTGAGTGGATTGTAAGAGAACTTTTAGCCAATGAACGAGGTCATTATGGTTGCTACTCCTCCGATACCCAAGTACTGACTGAACAAGGATGGGTATTTTGGCCAAGTGTGACCAAGGGGACGGTATTGGCTGCCTATAATACCAATACTGGTGTCATTAATTTTGAAAAACCTTCTGCAGTTCAACGATGGGATTACGAAGGAAAAATGTATCATTTAAATGGTCAGGCATTAGATTTTTTAGTTAGTCCTGATCACCGAATGGTTATTCAAACTAGAAAAAAGGATGGAAGCTGGTCTCAACGTTATGCAATAGCAGCCGAAGAGGTTTACAATAAACCTGTCAGGTATTCAACTTGTGGAAACCTTTCTGAAAGTCATAGAAGTTCTATTGACACTCCAATTGATGATCCTGTTTTCTGGAGCTTAGTTGGGTTTTGGATTGGTGATGGAGAAGCTCACACTAGTACAAATACACTACGGTTTCATTTAAAAAGAGAAAGAAAGATTGAGTATCTTCAGAATCTATGTTTAGAATTAGACCTAGATTTTTATCCAACGGAAAACGATAGGTTTGTTGTTTCTCATCCAGATATTGGAAAGTGGATGAAGTCTAATTGCCTTTCTCTAACAGGGGCAAAAGTTCTTCCGCATGAATACTTAAAGATGGAAAAAGATTGCGTTGCTAATCTTTTAGATGGTTTACGAAATTCTGACGGGACAACTCGTAGAAATACCTGGGCTTATGCTACGACTTCTTATCATCTTGCTTCACAACTTCAGGCTCTTGCCGCAGTAAACGATTTCAAATTTACTTGTAGCACGGAAACTAGGGGTAATGAAAATCATAGTGACCTCTATTGTTTGAGAGTTACAGATAGAATTTATCCTAGAGTTGAAATTACTCAAACATCCAGGTCTAGAACTTATACTGAAGAATGGGTAGACTATAGGGGTGAAATTCATTGTGCAACAGTGAGCACTGGCGCTCTTATTGTCAGACGCAATAATAAGGTTGCAATTTGTGGAAATTGTCTTGAGCACCCTCAAATTACTTTTTCCTGCGCCGGTTTTGTTCACAGTGTTGTGGCACAAGGTAGGACTCATCGTATCGGAACTTCTTGGGATGTTCAATCTCAAAGATATACGGGAAAGAGGGTTATTAAAGTTGCAGAAGGTGAGCTTGATGTTGAAGATGTATTTTATGTACGGCCGGCAGGTTTCTATACTAACCGCCAAGGCAAAAAATACGATTGGACTGAAGAGGATAGACAAGATGAATTCGCTTGGATTATAGCAGGCTGTAAGAAGTATGCCAATAGGTACGCTAAAGGAATGTGCGAAGAACACATCCGCGACTACCTTGCACAGGCCATTCGTCAAAACTTTGTGGTTTCTTTTAACCTACGTTCAATCCTCCACTTCATTGATCTCAGAGCAAAACTAGATGCTCAACTAGAGGTCCAATCTCTTTGTGATGCTTTTATTCCGGAATTAGCGCTATGGGCCCCAAATGTCTGGAATTACTACAAGGAGAAGCGCCTCCACAAAGCGAGACTTAGCCCTTAATTTTCCATGGAGTTAAATACCACTAATCAAAAATGAACAATCAGATCGTAAAAGGGTTTTGGAAAATCGCCGAAGATTATCCCACAACAGATAAAGATTACCTTGTAGCATTCCCTGCCAATGACGGAACTTTCTTAATGGTAGATTGTGATGTGTGGGAATTCAAGTCCGGGGAATGGCTAAGCCTCCCAGACTCTAGATTCCAAGAGCAGGAAGTCGGACTTCCAACATACTACATTGATCTCCCCATGCCAAGATGACGGACAGGCCTAAACTCGAAAAAACTATCGTCTTAAAGACTTCCCCTAGCCCCCTTTTAGTCATTGACTTCAACGTCATGTGCTTTGCTGTTTTGGGTTGGTATGAATCAAAAATTGAAGGATCCTTCAGCAAAGAAGTCGAAAAGAAGCTGGTTCGTGGAGCTTGGGCACTTTTCGTAAATCGCGGTCCACAGTTCATGAAGAGACACCCTTACCGTATTGTATTTGCTGCGGATTATCGCAATCCAGAAACAAATAACTACTGGAGGGATGATTTCATGAAAGAATCCGAAGTAGTTCAACAAGCATGGGTCGATTATGCGGCAGCTGGAGGAGTCGATGTCAAAGAACTTGCCACTCACTATAAGGGGACACGGAGTGAAAAATCAGATGCTTTCTGGTTTGTTTATAATGAAGGTAGGAATTACTGCCAGATGTATTTTCCGTGGTTTTGGCGTCTTGGTTATGAAGCCGATGACATAGCAGGTAGTATCTGTAGAGCATCCCACAAGGGGGAACCCAACGACGTTATTCACAAACGCCAAATCTTGCTTCACACTGTAGATAGGGACTGGACTCAGTTGTGCGATGATAAAAACCAAATTTACTTCTCAAACACACGGGCATGTCGCCCCAATGAAAAAATCCAAGAGCAACTAAACGGGGAAATTGGCGTTGCTGAGTGGGCTAAACATAGGATGAAAGTTGACATTGGGCACCCTAGTGAGCTGGCAAAGCACAAAGCTGCTGCCGGGGATATGTGTGACAATGCCGTAAAAGGTAGCCCTATCGAGTTGTTTGACTTGTGCGAACCAAACCCTAAATGGAACATTGATACGGTGTTATGGGACGAAACTTTTTATTACGAAATCAACAACCCTGAGCATAATACTAGAAACGACCATTACGACCAGGCAGTAAAGGCCTTTGCTAAGATTTGTTTGGAAATTCCGGTTTCTACCTGATGGGCCCGGTATTTGACATTCGGTATTTGACATTCGGTATTTGTCCCTTGGTATCTAACCCCTGGTACTATGCCTGGGTAGTCAAGGGTGGGGCAAAGGGGGTAAAACTCTTTTAGATAAACATCAATGAATGAATCCCGATTCAGCATACCTCGCAAAAGCTCTCCCTATGGCTCGTCTTCTTTACGAAGCTAGTCGTGGGGATTTTGAATGCGTTCCTGAGACTTACTCTGAGCATTTTAGCCATTGCTTTCAGGATGGGGATGTATCGTTGCTGTCGGCTTTTTCTAAGTTTTCTATAGATGGTGAGTTAGAAAATTGGGAGCTAGACGAAGCCATCGAATTGCTAAGTAAGGTAGAGCCTGATTTTTGGCCTGATCCTGAATCCATAGAGCACCTTGACTTGGGCGGTATTTTTTCTAATGGGCAAGAGGAATCATTAGACTTTGTTGAAGATAATTTGAGTTCGTCTGAAAGAGCCCAGAAGGTTCTGTCAGCAGTTATTTATAGTGTGTTTGGTGAGAAGGTGGATGCCATAAGAGATAAATCTGGGGGCTACCCCTCCCCAAAGAACAATTTCTTGCAGGACGAGGACGGAACCTTCTCTGGTTCATTTAAATTTGATAAATACAAGTTTCTATTTGAGATCTTACCTACTGAGCAGGGCTGGGTGTGTACCTACAGGATGGACGAGAAGTCGTTGGATTCCTTAGAAAAGAACACCGACATAAAAAATAAGAAGAAGGCGCCCCAACACCGAAAAGTACGTAATAGGGGGTGGTCCTGATGGCTAATTTTTCTGGTGGGGTGATCCCTACATTCCCCATTACGGCTAATGGGGCCATTAATAGCTTAGGGAATAGCATAGTTCAAACTTTAGGCGGGTCTGTTATTAACGTCGCATTGAATCAAGTAACTCCGGAGGAATGGAGACAGGTTCTCGGGGTGGAGCCTACAGCATTCGATAATATTCTGCCATCAATCGAGAGGAGCGCTCTTTCTGCTGGGGGGCAACTTTTCAATCAATTTTTGACTGATACTTTATCACCATCAGGGGCAGGGGGAGTTTTAGGGAATATTGGAATAAATTTGGCTCAGACTGCAGCTAGTAATGTATTTCAGAATCTGTTAGGGAACATAAGTGGGGCAGCAGTAGGTAGCGGGAAATCCAGCAGGTGGTTTCCAGGTGCATCCAATGAACCCGTAGCTAATTATGGGTCTACAATTTTCACAAAGGGGTTAAATGGACCTGATGTAACTTTTTCTATTATACCAGCTCTTTCGGGAGCTGCCAGGGAATCTGCATCTTGGTTAGTTAATCCAAAATCAAAAGCAAGTTTAAATGCTAGGGAGGCCTTTGGTGATACCTCAGGAGTTTTTTCATCGATCCCGCAATCCGACATAACTGCCGCTTTCTCTAAGGAGATGGATCTTGCCTTGTCTCTGCCTGACCTTAAAGGTGGGGGCTCCTCATTGGGTGGCCAGGAATTTTTTAATTACTTGTCGGGATCTGGGGGGTTACCTTTAGGGGATCTTTTTGCAAATTCTGACCTTAGTGTGTCTCTCGCGGAGTCACTCTCTGGTAGTTGGAATTTTATTTGTGCCCCTGAAAGCATTTCATGGAACAGCGAAGCCCAAGTCGAGCGTGTCCCTATGTTTGGTACTAATCAGCCGCCCGTTATCTCGGGGTCAAAGAGCATGAGAGACCTTACATTATCGGATGCCCTTGTGGAGGGTTTTTCAAGGGGTAGGTCAGTTGAGGATAAAATTGCTAGATTAGAAAATTTAATGAATTTCACCCTGGATACCAAAAACAAATACATTAAAGTTCCGGTCTATTACGTCCAGGCAAATAATAAACTGTATGGAAATGGGTTGAACGGTGCTGATGGCGGGTACTTTGTGATTAAGAGCGTTAATGTAAAGGAATTGATGAGGGATCTGTCGGGCAATGCAACGAGGGCTACGGTTGACGTTTCATTTGTTCAGGTGCCACCTTATCAGGTTACTAGTGGCAGGGATCTTGCCAATATTGCGTTAATTGGGCGAACGTCGATTTTGCCCTCTGTGTCTGATGCTGTCTCTAAATTACTTTCCAGTAATAGTGAAACTGCCCGACAGGTTGCAGGCGTACAAACACCGGCATCTAATCCAAATGTCGAGGGTGGTTTAAATAGATATGAATATCCTACAAATGTACCAAAACGATGAGTAATACGCAAAGAGAATTTAACTTAAGCGGGAATTTTACTGATAATATTACTCCCGAGTTAAACCGGATTAATGGCACCCTAAACCAGCTACGGACAAACTTCCAAACCCTGGGTCAAGCTGTGGTGCCATTGAACACTCAGATGAATAACTATGTCAGGGCTCTCGATGCTGCCAATGCTGCTGCTCAAAGGTTAAATCAAACCCAACGAAGAGGTGGTGGCGGTGGTGGCTACGGTAGAAGGGGATATGGCCGTGGTGGCTACGGTGGATATGGTGGTGATGGGTTCGCCTCACAGATCATGGGCTATCAGATTGCCAACACAATTTCTGGGGCCATACTGAGCGGCTTCCAAATGGGCGTCAATCTTATGGAAAAGCCCTTCCAGTATTTTGCAAGCGCATTTGGGGAACGAATTAAAGATGAAATGTCAGACATCCAGGCTGCTGGGGGTTTGTTTGCCATCAGTCAACGTAAGGGGCTGAACTTGTTCCCAAACTTCTCTTCAGCAATGAGAGAACTGCAGAGAATTAACTATAAGCTCGCACAATCTGCTGCTGCTTTACCAGGGGCCACTGAAGATTACGTTAAGCAGGGGAAGTTGCTCTCTGACACGGTAATGACCGCAATGGGGAATGACCCAAAGGGGTTCACAAAATTGGGCCAAGAGTTTGGGGCTAAAGTTGGGGATAAGATGGATTCTTTGGGAGTTCTAATCCAGAAGTTAACAGAGAAGTCCGTGTTGATTGGTATGGGCAACCCAACTAAATCACCTTTGGGAACCCCCCAGCTCATCGAACAATTGATTAATGCCCCGGCTATTGGTCCGAAGATGTTCCAAAAATACGTGGCATTCAGGAACAACCCTATCTTTACAGGCGCATTCCAAGACCCGGAGATGCAGAAGAAACTGGCGGCCACAAAAGCAGGGGGACCTGACCGGGTTAGAGTCGTCATGGAATTGCTTGACATGATCCTGCCGAATGAAGTCATTCAGGCATATAAAAACTCGACAAGTGGTTTCCTTGAAGCGTTTAGATCTTCTTTCCTAGACCCGGAGGTAGGTCTATTTGGCCTTGGTAGAAAGTTTGGTAAAATTGGCAAATCAATTGATGAGTATGGTCGTTACCTAAATAAACAAGGGCAAGTGGTTAAAGATGCGGCACTAGCAGCAGAAGAAGACTATAGTTTATTTGAAATAATTTCTAAAATCATAAAAGGTTTCGGTTTGCCACTTAGTGAGTTGACAGCGATACTCCCTCAAATCTGGGACCCATTGAGGAGTATTGCCGATATAATGATGCCACTTGCTGACACGGCACAAAGTTTCTACAGAAGTTTCATTTATTTCTCTAAAGGATTTGAAAATCTTGCCAATGGCATGGGGATAAACTCCCCTGCCGGACAAGCGATCAAAAAGTCTGCCGGGGCTAGGGGTTTTACTTTGGCTTTGGCCAATTTAATCAGCCTCCTAGACGGTAAATTTGGCTTAAGGGGTTTCAACGAAATTAGAAATAAGCTAATGAAGCCAAGCGCGGACTTGGCTAGTATAAATAAAGACCTCTTTACGAAGTTATTTCAAACTGATTTACCACATTTCGTCGGCAAAACCATTGGCGGTGCCATTGGATCAACCCTTAAAATGCTGGGCGACATTATGTCCGGAGCTACAAACATTGTGGCAACAGGGCCATTCGCCGAAGGTTTGGCTGAAGGTTGGAAAGCGACGAAAGGGTTTGAAGGAGTTAAGTTAGTATTTGAGTCCCTCTTTAAGGTAATTGGCAATACGATACAAACCTTGTTCCAAGCTGCCCCGATGCAAATGTCCATATTGGCAGCATTAACTGTCGGTATGCCCATCATTCAGCAGATTATTACTTTCGGATTGTTGTCATTGTTTGGCAGGCTTGGGACCTTTATTGAGAGGGGTTTGGGTGCAGCCCCTAGGTTAATGGCCAGGGCTTCGGGGGTTATTTCCGGCGCACCACGAGCGGTTGGTTTAGGGTTGGCCCGGTCGGTATCATGGTTAGCTATGGGGGGAGCTGCTAATATAGGGGGATTAGCTCGGGGTGTAGCGGCCACCAACATAGCTAGAATCGGAGAAACCTTTAGAGGGCTTTCAGGGAGACTCCTTTTATTTGGGGCTGCGTTGCAGACTATAATTTCTTTGTTTCAAGGGAAGAATATATTTGACTCTTTGGCATCTGGCGCTGGTCCGGCTATTGGTGCCGCAATAGGATCGGTGCTGTTGGGGTGGATTCCCATTGTAGGACCTTTGCTTGGTGCTGTATTAGGTGCTAAATTTGGGCAACTGTTGGAGAAACCACTGTCAGAAATTTTTAAGAACATTTGGGGTTCTTTCCAGGGGTTTATTAAAACTACCGAGATCTTATTCAAGATAATGGGAGATCTAAGTAGGTCTTTAGGTATAGTAAAAGATGGATTTAATCTGATAGCTTTCCTTATGCTGCCATTGACGGGGGCCTTCCAGTTACTAGAAATGGGAATCAGAGGCTTGGCCACTCTTTTGGCTTGGATTAGAATGGTGACCCATCAGGAAGGGGCTTGGAAGGATTTCGATGAGGCTAAGCGAGAGGAAATGAAGGCTAGGGCCAGGCAGAATGCCTATAATCAAAGTATAATGGGGCCGGGTAACCTAAAAGCAGGTATTGCAAGTGCCCAGGCAGAAATTAATACCAAAAAGAACTTAGACATTTATAGAATTGTTGAACTGAAGGCTTACATAGAAGAAGCCAAGGCCATATTAGGTGGAAAACCAAGTGGCTCAACTACTTCTGCCACCGGGGGGCCGTCTCCAGCTCAAATAACTGCTGCCGCAACATCCAATGTCAGAACGGCAACAAACATAGCCAAAATCAATCCCAATACTGCCAGAACCGCAACTGAAACCGCCAGAACCGCAAAAAACACCCAAACATCCGCAACTACCTTAGGCAATCTAAAGTCGGCCCTCTTTGTAATTAGCAACAAGATGGGTATTCTAAATAGTATGTTATTTGCTTTGGAGCAGATTAGCTTAACTACCAAAAGTTACACATCTGAATTAAATCAAATTAAACTTTCTCTTGGGGATGATTCTCTTAAGAATCAGGGGGCAACCACACCTTCAGGCTTACCACTACTAGTGGAAACTAGTGGAGAACCCATTGACCTGAGCGCGATGGGGTCTGTAGGGTTTAGTCCTACTCTATTGAAGTTGGGGAGTACAAAAAAATTAGCCTACAGACTTGGTAGCCTCTGTGTAACAGCAGTTCTAGAAACCATGGCCATGAATAGGATACCGAACCCTGTTGCAACCGGGAAAGACGTGGGAAATAACCCCCGGGGCTTAGCCTCTCAGCTTATAAATAGTTTTGGATGGAAATCTTTACCCGGTTTAGGCGGATCACAACAAATTAGAAGCCCCTATGGTAATTTTAATGCAAACGTAATTAAAAATTCAGATTATTTATCGGCTGTTAAAGCAGGTAAAATACCAAGCGGGGCCTTAGTTTTCACCACTTCAAACCCCGGAGGATGGAATAGTGGGGCACCAGGTTCCAGTGGGTTTGATGCGGCTATAGCACGAAATGGGGGTAAAAATCTGTTTAGGGGTGCAATGACTGGGGGCCCAAATGTATATGGCGGGGCAGACAAATTTAGAATGGTGTTGATACCTAATGATACCGTACCCAAAGATGTCAAACCTTACAGTGAAACTGCATCCCAAAGATACGGAGATTTGACCCTTAGTGCCCCCATCACCATACACCAACAACCGGGCCAAGATCCAGAAGAACTGGCAACTATTGTCGTAACGAGGCTTAGCATGGCAGTTGAACAAATGAGAAACCATTACGCATAACCAAGGAGAATAAAATGGGCGGAGATTTACTGATACCACGCTGCGAAGTTTATTGGGGAGACGAGAATATCACCTTCTTTAAAGGCGCAGAGAAATGGCCAGGGTCCGATGGGCCGCAACCATTGGTTTACAATGTAAAAGTCAATATCCATGAGGAGGGCCAAACACCGTCAGGGTCCATGAGTTGGAACCCTAGCGCATTAGCCTACAAAGAATATGAGCGTCTCGTTAGGGATAAATATGATAAGACCATCGTCGTTAAGTACTACTATCCGAGTGGCCCTGCCATTGCGTTTTCCTTTGTGTGGGCTGGACAGACAGAGAGCTATGGGCGCAACATGGACATCACCGTTCGCCTTTACTCTGAGTTGGATGGCCTCTGTGAAGGTTACATAAAGAGCTTTGTCACTGTTGAAAATGGTGTAACCCTCCTTAGGGCATTAGATAGCGTTGAACAACTTTTTGGCATAAAAGAGGCACTTAATCGTCTCTACCCTAATAATACAACTCCTAAAACCTTAATTTCTTTCGCAGACAAAGTGGGTGAGGAGCTAGGAAAAGTTAAAGTCCTGTCAAATTACTCCGAAGGGACCACATTCTCCCAGTCGGTTGAAAATATTGTGGGACAGAATGGGAACATAGCTTTTTTCCACAATCTAATGAGCAGATTACCATCGGGAGGTAGTGGATATGTGTCTAGTGATTTACCTGGAGTAGTTATATTTCCCCCATATTCTTGGCTCGGTAAAAAATTAGAAAACGGTAAGTTAGTGGAAATAGGCTATACTAAAGATGACTATTCTGAGCTAGTTAGCTATAGACCACCTGGCCAGCGATCTAATACATACCCGACTATACGGTTTGGTTATTTCTTAGGGCCTGCTATGATAGACTCTATGACAAAAACTTCAGAATGGTCCCCCGGACAAAAAACCAGACGAAACACCAGGAGCACTAACCCCAAAGTTCAAAGATTTGATGTAACACTGGGCGAAACTGGATTTACCTTTAAATCTACCCAAGACTTAAAAAATCAAGTAACACAAAACGCTAAAAACACAAACGGTGCAGGTGGAACCTTTGGCTCCATGTCTAGGCCAGGTATGAGGCTAGAAGGTAATGAGGAGGGGGAATTTAAAAAGCACCTTCTACAAAGAGAACGGACTGCTAAACTTTCTGCAAATTTGTTTATGTGCCCTGCCTTGACTGGCATTAAGCCATGCGACATAATATTTATTCCTGGGTTTTCCGGGGGATCTATGGAAGATTGGATTGTGAACTCAGTTGAGTACGAACAAAGCGATGGCGGAGTGAATCTATCTATCCAAGCCTCAAGGACGAATGGCCTCGGCACTTTTATGAACCCGCAAATTGGTAAAAATTGGTTGGATGTTGCTGTTAATACCCTAGGGTTAGTTGGTAAGTATGGGTCCATAGAAAATTGGGTCAGGTATGCTTGGTCATTGGATGACGTATTTGCCTACGCTGCAACGGGTCCTGGTTCGTTTAAGTTGAATTCTCAGGAGGCAGCAACTGCCAAGCCCATATCTCAATCACAACCGGCCACCCAATCGACCACTCAACCGACCACTCAACCAATCCCCAACCGGCCACTCAACCAACCCTCAACATTTTCAACCAACCCAATCCCCAACCCCAACCCTGCTGCAAAACCCCTAGGTAGGCCCCTTACAGCAGCAGAGCAAAGGGAGTTCAACTCGGTGGTTATACAATATCCAGGCAATAGCTCGTTAGTCAAAGTTTCAACAAAATCAGATTTTTATCGGTACCTAACTTCCTATGGGCAGAAACCAAAAAGCGACTCAAATTCTGCATACGCTACTTTTGGCTTGGGGGGCATGGTAATTGCAAACCAGTGGTTTGAGTATTTTGTGGCAAACAGGCTCTTCTGATTAGGCCCGTTGACTTTCGGGGGCACCTTACTACAATAGAGATGAATGTGCCAAGCAATAGAGCATGGAACCACACATTCTACTTAAAGAACAAAATGGCCGTAACAACCCTTAAAATCAATCCTCAACTCGACGACAAAAATCGCGCTCGCCTTGAGTCTAAAACCTACGTCAAGGCATACACTGACATCCCGAACAAAGCTCTCCCTGAGACATACCGTCTGGGCCTTGCCACTATCTTCAAAGCATTGACTGGCGAAGATTTTGACATGGAATCCAACACATTTACTGTTCGTGCGGATGCAAACGGTGTATTCAAGCGCCTTTACTCTCCTACTGTCTTCTCTACGGAAGAAAGAGGACTAGTCATCCGTTGGGGTGATCGTGACATCCCCCTGCTAGTAAGCACAGATAAAATCACCACCGAAAACATCGGGAAGGGAACCAAACTTTCCTTCAAGGAAGAACAAATTGGCAAATACAAAGAGCCTGCTCTCGCAGTTTCAGCAACCGCTGACGGTACCCTGTACACGCTGCCAATTCCCATCCGTTCCGCTGACTACGAAGATAAAATCTCAGTAGAACTACTGGATCTGCTCCTCGGTGAGAATCCCGAAGCAATTGCTGAAAAAGTCCAAATCGCAAGTGACCTCAGCAAGCGCGGTGAATCTCTCGGTACCGGCGAGCGCATGGTTGGACCCTTCCTTAAGGTAGCACATTTGCCCCTTGGTGAGTACAATGTAACGACTTACCGTGCCAAAGAAGGTGGTCAATACGGGATCAAATACTTCATGCAAGTGCAAGTTTCCGAGCCCTTTGTTGCTCCGATTCGCACTCAAGTTGAAGGTGAATGGGTCACCGAAGAAAGAGAGGTTTCTGATTGGGCTATCGTCGAACCTAACAATGCCCTCAAGAAGACATTAGCTGCTGATCCAGTTATTACTCCTGACTCTCCTGCTGTGCTCAAAGTCACTGAGCATGGGGACTACAATGGCTTCCCAACCGCAAAATGCGTCCTGAGATGCCAAACATTCGTGGAAGACCCCGAAAGCTTCTCTCTCGCTTTCTGATCTCCACGAGGGAACTGACCCGGATTAAAACTAGCCCCGGCATCAACCGGGGTCTTTCTTTGTCCGACCACTAAACTACTATAGAAACCAAATGCCAGACCCCTATTCAGGTGGTACAGGGAGTACCAAACAAGAAATCGCCATTTTCAATCAAGCCCAAGAATTGAAGAAGGCTAGGGTTTTTTCCTCAGAAAAAGACGAGGGGGAGAATCCAAAAGACTCCGAAGACAAGAAAGGTAAGAAGAAAAAAGAGCCTGTCAGGGTAAGTGAGTTGTATAATAAGGGTATTGCCCTACTAAAGGCGAAGGGTTACATCCTGGACCTCGTAGAAGGCGCACCCCACGTTAATCACCGGATCCTAAAACCTGCGGCCCCCCCGGAAGTCAAAGGGATTAAGTATCCCCATACCTTCAAACCACTTCAAGACATCACCGAAATGGCAGATTTTGAAGACATTGAGAAGGTGTTTTATCCTGGGTTGTGCGAAGATGAAGTTCGAACTTTCTGGGAGCCGCTACACCGTCCGAAACCGGGCGATAGCGATCTAGCTTCTTTTACGGCCCGTCTGTTGAAGATGCAGAAAATCAGCCAATCGAAAAACTTCTACCCAGAGTTTGATTTTGCCCATACGTTTGATCCGATGGCTAGATTGGGGGGAACTGTTGTAACTAATCCCCGGATTTGGGTCCCGGACAGGGATTGGTTTGATCCTGTGCTTCGTCAGGTTAAATTGTCGGATGTATTCACGATTTTTCCAGAAGCTGAGTTAGAAATTCTCAAGCTAATTATTGGGAGGATTGGGGTAGGTAGGTCTAATCACCTCCCACCAGGTAAAGACAAAGCAGTTCAACATACTGCCCGTATGGCAGGGGTTGTAGTTGGTAAGGATCCTGGACTTGGGAAATCCGAATGCTTTAACAGTATGACCGCTGCTTTTTCCAAATGCGGATTTTCGATCTGGACTTTTAAGTCCACTGAAGAACGATTTGGTGTTAAGTCCTTTGCGATGAGTGACATTGCGTAGACTTTTGCGCAAGTAAAACTTCGCTATTTGCTGGAAACCCCTAAGAGCCTCGGGTAGTTGGCTCAACACTAACTAATAATCCTAGAGGATGAAACAATGGGCAATCAGCAGCCAACTTCAATATGGTACCAACATGTTAAAGAGGCTCAACGACTAGGAGTTTACTCCGTACCCTCAAGTGAGGGGAAACGCGAAGCTCCCTATGAAAGTAGGGATGAAGATATAGTCTGCTCTACTGGGAAACCTGTAGCTGAGGGAAACCTCGGGTTGAACTGTAACGAAGTTTGACCGAACAATAGGATAAAGACGACACATCCTTATCTTCTCTTAAGAAATTCCTTTCTGCTGAGGAGACTAAGATCATGATCACAAATGGGTTAACTAGTGGCCCCCTCGGTCAGTAATGTCCGAGAGAAAACTTCTCTAAACGGGGAATACCCTTTGATACTTAAGGGCAACCTACCGTGCTAAGGTATCTTCAGAGTTTTATACCTCAGGCATGAAACCATGGGGATACGAAGCCTAACGACTATCTCGAAAGAGAGTAGGATCAAGCGATCCGAAACGGGAAGATTCCTAAGGGAATATGATATAGTCTGCTCTAAATGGTAACATTTAGCTGGGTTAAGTCCCGGAACGGAACTAGCGACACCGTTTGAACACATGGTATTACAAGTAGAAGACAAGTTCCAAACTTCAGAGCAAATCTGGCCTAAAACCGTCATGCTCCTGAACTCCAATGATTGGAATAGTAAGTTTGCTTATGACCTCGATCCGGGGATTAACTCTCTAGTTCCCCTGGGCGGTAACGCTCAGTAAAAAACACACTCTAAACGGGGGAACTCCTTGCTATAAGGACAATCCCGTGCTAATAAACCTACTCACCTTGAAGTCAAGGAGATTTCTGTGATCAAGAATACCGCTATTCTACATAACGGATATGTAGAAGTAATTGTTGAATCTAAAATTTACAAGCACTCTGTTTTTCTAGATGTGGAGGATTTCGCAAAAGTTGGAAAAATGCGAGTATCTAACACAGGGTATGCCTACTGCTCTAAGGAAGGCATGGGGTCTGTTGCAAATCTGATAATGGACCGCTTACCAAGTCGCACAACTGTGGTTGACCACATCAATGGTAACAGGTTAGACAATAGAAAACAGAATCTGAGAATTGTGTCTCAGCAAGGTAACACCCAAGCCCGGCGTACATGGGCTCGAAGTAACACGGGGACGATAGGTATTTCCTATCGGGAAAACAACAACTACAAATACTATCGTGTTCACTTGACGCACCCCGTTACCAAAATAAGATTCACTAAGCAGTTCAACATAAACAAACTCGGCAAAAGGAAGGCGTTTGAAATGGCGCAAACCCTCCTGAAGGAAAAGAAGATCGAGTTTGGTTATTTGGAGTAGGTCACGCCTAACGACTATCCCGAGAGGGAGTAGGGTCAAGTGACCCGAAACGAGTGTCCCCTTCCAACCTAAAGGAAACGAAGGGTGAAGATATAGTCTACTCTGAATGGTAACATTCAGCAGGGTAAACCCCTGGGGAAAGATTAACGACCTTTCTTTAATACAAGGTATTGACCGCATCAAGCTAATCAGCACATTCAGAGAATATGAGGTAGCAAAAAACAAGGAAAATCTGGGAGGCACCGTATCTGAAGGCACCCCTGACCTCAGGCCAAAGTCTCATATACCGTTCCTCGAAGAAAAACTAGGGGTAAGCAAAGATGCTTTGTATCTATGGTGCTTAAGGCTTTGTACTGATAGGTTCCTAGACATCATCAACGACGATTCTGATCCCACCATTAATCGCCTCCAAGTTGAAGTCCGTTATTGGACGACTCGGCAAAGAATTCGATTCAAGGCAGATGTTACCCAGGCCCTAGTCAATGCTATGGCGTTTGCTCATTTTATCCGCACAGGAAACATAGATGAAAGAATGCCGGAATTGACACCCAATGTCCTTTATGATTACCTGGAGAGCCTCTATTTTGTGGGGGTTGACCCCAGTTGCCAACACTTAATGCCTTTACTTAAGGATAACTGGTGCAATGTAGGTAGACCCTCTACCCACTACTATCAGGGATTCAGAGAGCTAAGGTGGGAATCAGTCAAGAAGTCAATTTCACTTGGCCGGGAAATGCTCTTTGATGAGACTACTGGCGCCAGGAAAGAAACTAAAGAAAAAACTTCCCTGATGATCATCAAGGAGATGATTGAAAAGTTAGTCCTTAGGGATGGCTTTAAAATTGGTGGCGAAGCTTCCTACATCATCGAAAACTGGGAAAACTGCCGCTATGCCCAAGAGGACCTGGTCCGCGAGGCAATCGGGCTATTGGGTGAAGTCGAAGGTGTCTACAAAAATAGGATCCTTGATCCTAAAGCTAAATGCCAAGACAAATGGATGGCAAACGAGGGCTATTCACCAGATAGGGCTGAAATTCTTAGGAAAGAAGCTTGCGAAAAAATGTTTGAAGCGAAGGGGGTAAAAGTATGAACTTACATACAAACGACCAGGATACTTTCGTGGACTCATTTACATACGAATGCCAAAAGCAACTAAGACTTAAAGAACAACTAGAATCGGAAGGTCTTAGTTGCATCGATGATCCCGCTAATCTTTACGATAAAGTCGGGACTGTACAAGAAGTCGAAACCTACTGCCAGCTCTATACCCCTAGACTCTTGGCTAAGTTGTGTGTAAAGGGCATCGAAGACCTGGAACATGCATTTTTTCTGGTTCCAATTTGGCAGATTGTCAAGTATAACTACGTTATCCCGCAACCCGGTGAGTATTTTTCTTCCAACTACATTGTTGGTGTCAGGAGGGTGAATGATAAAGTTTCGGGGCTATGCCTCGGATTCTTGCCTAGCTTGCGGTTACCTTTAACCTGATGTCCATTGGTGGTATCCCACAATGAAGGAACTATTTGAGTCTAACTTACCGGATACTCCAACACCGTTGAATTCAACAGGTGGCTATAAAAATGCTGCCGGTTCTTTTCCAATTGGTAAGAGTCTTCAAAGAAAGGTAAAATCCAGGGATGACCTAAGCCAACCAAAAGGTGACCTAAAAGAGGAATACCGCAAAGGCAACCAATCGGAAAAACCTAGACCCAACAACCCCCTAACAACAACGTCTGGCTCAGAAAACAACGCAGTTGACCGTTATTTCGGGGCATTCAGCATTGAATCCAAACGCCATGTTAGGGACTTGTTGGCTAAGCACCCCTTATTCGGCAAAGAGGGCAACGTCAGACTCAATAGGACTGAAAACAACACCAGAGCCGTCCTTCACAATGACCCCATTAAAATCATCAACAATGGTGGAAGCATAACTTACGAAAAACCCTGAAACAAAATGACAAACAAGCACATTGACCCGGCAATTTACCTCCAGAATTCTGTTCAGAAGAGGGGGAAATCCTCAGCAGATGGTGTCTACCTGACTCACATTGTAGTTACCACGTTGATTTCGGATGAACCTCAAGTAACTTTTGAAAATTTTGCAGCTAGTGATGACGCCATTAGTGATTTTAACCAATCTAGCCCCGAATGGAATGAAATCCTAGTTAGGTTAAGAAGGGATAAAAATGACATTATTCAATCCATCATCCACAGGGAAAGTCATTTACTAGAGTTCATTACGGAAGGCCACGACCTATCGCTTTGCGTCATTATTCCGTCCATCCAAGTAAGTGATTTTGAAGGTGAAGTGAGATACTACCAGACTTTGCTTAAAAAAGTTGCACAATTTGCAGGAAGTACGCCTACTCAAGTTAGATTCACGATTGGGGTCGCTTGCATTTCATGGTCTGAGATGGTAGAGTCTGGTGATGCGCAGGAGATTGATGTTGGGTTCTGATTGCCATCGGTTGCTATCGATTGCCACCAGTCCGACTAGACCCGTGTTGACAGCTACGTGCCATCTGTGCTAAGGTCTCATCGTTAAACCAAGGGTTTGACACCAAAACAGTTACAATTTCGCTCCACACACAATCTATGGATTTTAACTATTATCAAAATCGAGCCCGGGAAACCGCCATCTACCCTAATATGGGCTCAGAATTCACCTACCCTGCTCTTGGCCTCGTTGGTGAAGCTGGCGAAATCGCAAATAAACTTAAGAAGGTTATCCGGGATAATTCCGGCATTCTTTCAGATGAGGTCCGAAAATCTGTTTCTGATGAGCTTGGGGATGTGCTTTGGTATGTTGCCCAATTAGCCACAGAAATGGGGACCGACCTTAATGCAATCGCACAGCAAAACATTGACAAACTTGCATCTAGAAAGGAGAGAGGGGTCATCGCAGGAAGTGGGGATAACCGATGAGTGCCCCTGACCGTACTCCCAACAAAGTGGCAATTCCACCCAAAAATAGACCCGTACTAAAGGCATCTGATTGCTCCTTCCAAGAGATGAGAACCATCTCATGTTCCCTTCCTGACCTTGCTATTCTTCTGTCCTACTTCCAAGTGGAGTATGGTTTGGCACATACGGAATCCCTGTGGAATATCTATACAGAAATAGCAAATTGTGATGAAGAAGTCTTTACAACGAAGAAACACATTTGCAAGCAATTCAGTGAAGCCTTAAGTGACTACCGAGAAATTGAATCATCAGAACCCCCATCTTACAAAATGGGATCTCCGCTGGATTCAGCTAGCTGAAGACATTAAACTCTGGAGCAAAGACCCTTACAAAAAAGTCGGTTGCGTCTTGGTCAAGGAAAATCGCATAGTTTCTACTGGGTACAATGGCTTCCCAAATGGAATAGCAGATACTGCGATAAGGTTGAATGACAAGACTTTCAAAAATAATGTAATCATTCACGCTGAGAAAAATGCCATTGTATGGGCGGCCAAAGAAGGTGTGTCCACTGACGGCTGTTCGGCTTTCATCACTTTCCCGCCATGCAGCGGATGTGCTAGTGTGCTCATTGGTGCAGGGATCAAAAGAATCGTCTGCCCTAACTTGAATTCCTACCACGGAAGCTGGAAAGATAGCCTAACTACAGCAAGTGACATCCTCTATGAGGCCGGAATACCTGTTTTATACTATGAATCACTATGAATCCTGACGGAATTGTTAACCCCTTGGAATTAACTATGGGGCAAAAATTTGAACTAGAGAGGATGGGTAGAGTTATAGACTCCACTACTGATCTAAAAGCCCTTCAAGGTCTGTGCAAGCAATTGCTACAGGCATGGATGTCCCAGAAAGCAGCCACAGCTTGGGTAATGCGGGAGAATCTACCGGGTCCCCCTAACTATTCGTCAAATAACGATTGAAATTAAACGCAGTTATTCAAGGATCAGCTTGATTTGATTGCCGGGGCAGGAGGACTCTAGGGGTTTAACCTATGCCCTAAATTGACACTAAAAGACCAAACACCAAGCAAAGAGAGAGAAAATGGCTTACACAATTGAAACCTTCCGCAAAGCCGTAAATGGTGATGAGAAGTCCATTGAGGAAACTATCGTTCAATTCACACCATTGGTTCACAAACTTGTGAATATGTATTTATACATGGTGCCCAAACACATGGAGAAAGACCTCGTTCAAGAGGGAAGGATTGGCATTGTCAATGGCATCAGAACCTTTGATTTGAGCCGCAACGTAGTTCCCATGACTTGGATGTTTTGGAAGGTCCGTGAGGCCATCCAGGGGGCTGCTAGGAAGGAAAATAAGCACCCTAAGTACACAGAGAGCATTGATGAAGTTGATGTCGGCTACGAGGGTGAAATAAACCCTAAAATCGATGTCCCACAAATTAAGAAAATTTTATTGGATCGTTACGGCGGACCCGATACGCAAGGGTTCAAAATCATTTGCTCGAAGTATGGCCTATTTGATCACACCAAGTTGACCCAATCCGAAATCGCAAAGGAGTTTGGAGTAACCAAACAAGCGGTAAGTAGCTGCGTGGCCAGGTTCACGACATCTTTCCGAAAAAAGCACCCTGAGCTAATCGATCTTTTTCGATGATAGGGTAAATTTACCTTAAATCCTACAAACCCCTTGGGATAATGACCACAGTTATTGCCACTAAAGTTTTTGATAAAAACTGCGAAATTTGCAAGCACATGAGCAGGCACGATAAGTCTGTTATCGAGGGCTTTCCAGAGATTGCTTATCAGGAAACGGACTTAGATGACATTATCAGTCATGGAAACGACCTAACAAAAATTAGAGTCTACCAGTGCCTAGAGAGACACGCAATCAATGCGGATTATACCATAGACCTGCCAGTTTATGTATTTCTAAGGAGTAATGGCAAATTCCTTGGGCACCATGTTGGTGCTGCTACTTTATCTGAATTTCGTGAAAAGGTCAAACAAATTTTAGCGGCAAAGGAGGTACCGTGAATTGGGAACACATGTTATTTGCTCTTTGTACGGGATTTCATTTTCCCGTTTGGACAACCTACTAGCCATTCAGTTGGCTTTTGATAAAGCCGTAGCTACGATGGGTGCCACGGTTTTAAATAAATTTTCCCATCAATTCACACCCCAAGGTGTTACCATAGTGTACGCATTGGCTGAAAGCCATATATCTTGTCACACTTTCCCTGAAATGGGTTCTGTGGCGCTGGATTGCTATACTTGCGGCAGTATGGATCCTAAGTCAGGGATGCAAATTCTCATTGATTACTTCAAGCCCATAGAAATTAGATTACAGGAACTATCACGATGACTAAAAGAACAAAACTAGTAAAGAAAGCCTTAAAAGATCCTTCCCTCTATACAGAAGGGGAGCTGTCTTATTTTGCCAAATGGTTGCAGGAACATAAGAGAATGAAGGCCCTCAAGAAACGTGCCCAACTTGAAGATAGCACGCCCGGGAGCAACCCACCCGTTGACTTTCATTAAGGACTTGCTATAATGGCAGTGTTACTGACTAAGTGACTGACTGACTGACCAACTAACCAACCAACAATGACAACCACAAAAAACGACCAAGGTGTCCTTAACCATTTTGCCATCGAACCCGAAATGACCCTAGTTGATGAAGGCTATAGGCCAATGGTTGCGTGGGATAAGGCCGGTGAAGCCCTAAATGGGAGATTGGCTATGCTTGGAATTATCGCAGCTCTTGGTTCTTATGCTGTTACTGGGCAAATTATTCCCGGTATCTGGTGATTTTCACCTGGACGCATACCAACTCAAACTAATACCAACTCAAAATGGCAAAAGTCAAATCACTAACCAATCAACGGGAAATCGTTCCATCTGAAAAGAAAACATACCAGGGAAACTCAAAAAGAACGAAATTCTCTGCAACTTCTGCTAATCCAAACCCCAAAAAGAAATATCGCGGGCAAGGTAAGTGATTTTACAACTTAACCCTGCGTTGCCTATGGAAACACCTAAAGGTAAGGGTTGGGCTCACTTCCTTATTGACTACTCACAGGAACATGATCTCCTTTGGGTAGTCTTTTTAGACGGTAATGGGGAATGCTGGACGTTTCCTAATCCACAAGTAAAAATCACAACAAATTTCTCTATCGGAAGAAATGACGTTTTTAACAATGACCCTGGCAGTAGCGTTAGGGAGTGTCCTCGGTAATTTATCGCTGATTTACATCCTCGGTAGAATTGCTATGTATGGGGAGTACAAGAAAAACAAACAAATCATCGAACAGTTTCAAAAAGCTCAAATTGAGCTTACCGAAGCGATAGTAAAAGAAAATGATCGAATGGCCAAGTATGCCAAACTTGAAGGTTATAGCAACTAACAGTTGACTATCCTTAAAACAAACAAATACCAAACAATTTCTATGACCAAATGATAGCATAGAACAATGCCCAGCATCAGAGAATACAGAGAACCCTACAAAATTAACGGTGCTTTTGAGTACCCTGAATACTTCAAAATTTATCAAAAAGCCCGCCTCTCCATCTGGGGACCAGAGGAAGCTCAGTTTGAAAGTGATGTCCGAGACTGGCAGAATGCCACTCAAGATGAACGAGAGATTATTGGAGGTATTCTCCGTGGTTTTACTCAGTTAGAGTGTCACGTTAGTGATTATTGGTCCAAGATTCCTGACTGGTTCCCTAAACACGAAATCGCGGCAGTAGCGAGAGCATTTGCCTTCTCCGAAATAGTCCATGCAGAGGCTTACAATCTTCTTTCAGACACTCTTGGACTTGATGAGTTTGAGGCATTCCTTCCGGGTGAGACCAAGAAAAACACAAACCTGCGCGAGACAGATATCTCGCAGAACAAGAAGCAAAACGTTTAAAACGCCAGAATGACAAATTCGCAAGAATGCAACGTTTACGTATGGTTTGATAAGAGAGTACCCTTCTATGTCGGAATAGGGGGGGAAAGCAGACTCAGGTCTAAACGTAGAAATAAGTGGGCCACCAACCGCCGAAAAGAATGTGAGATTCGGGGAGATTTTCTCCAGGAAATAGTGTTTTCAGGGTTAAGAACATCGTGTGAAAACATAGAAAAACATCTTATTCTATCGTGGAAGAGCGTTAAGGAAGACGGTTTACTATTCAATTTCACAAAGGGTGGAGAAGGGGGAGAAACTTTCTCGCAGCTGCCTCCAGAAAAACAAGAGAACGTCAGAAACGGGGCTCGAAGGGTAGCTGAAGTCTACGCTCATCAGAACGGAACTTTAGTTGGTCATCGCCATTACTCCGAGAAAACAGGTTTGTTTGACCCCAGATACACTGAAAACCTCCTTGAGTGGTGTAAAGCGGGGTCAAAAGCTCAGTCCTTGGAAGATAAAGCCACCGGAGGAAAAAGAGGCTCTAAAGTTCAGCACGCACAAAAGTGGATGTGTACGGTCACAGGGCATGTATCCACCCCTTGTGGTCTCAGCAGCTATCAAAAAGCACGGGGTATTAACACTAAAAATAGGGAGAGACTTCAATGAGCATCAGGAACTATAGGGCAGCCTACAAAACTGAACAAGGTTTCGAGTATCCCTTCTTCTTCGAACAATACCAAAAAGCTCTTTCTTCGGTTTGGCGCCCGCAAGAAGTGTCTTTCGAGAGTGACATTCGAGACTGGCAAGATGCTTCCGAGAGTGAGCGTGAAATTGTTGCAGGAATCCTAAGGGGATTTACGATCCTGGAAACGCATGTGTCTGACTACTGGGCGAAAGTTCCTATTTGGTTCCCTAAGCATGAAATCGCTGCCGTAGCAAGAATGTTCTCTTTATCGGAAGTGGTTCATAGTGAAGCGTATAACTTGCTATCTGACACTCTAGGACTCAACGAATTTGAAGCATTTCTTGGAGATCCCGTTGCCCAACAAAAGATCGGGTATTTTCTTGAAGATCGCTCGGTTAAACAATCTTTGGCTGTGTTTTCGGGTGCGGGTGAGGGAGTCTCTTTATTCAGTTCTTTTGCTGTCTTACTTTCTCTTAATCTTACTAGCAAATATCGTGGACTGTCACAAATTATCTCGTGGTCAATTCAGGATGAGCAGCAGCATAGCGACACAGGAATACAACTCTTCCGAGAGTTAGTGAAAGAGGATCCTCTAACCCCAAACGAGGCAGAGGTGATTTTTCAAGGGTTTGAAGCTGTTCTCCGCAACGAGGACGCATTTCTTAATCAAATCTTCGAGGGTCGTTCACTTGAGACCATAACCCTATATAACACTAAGCAATATCTTCGATGGCGGGCGAACGACAGGCTAACTAAACTGGGGATTTCTGTACCACTCTTTCAAGTAGACCTAGAAGCTGCGAACGTAATCAAGCAGTGGTTCGACCCTATTGCAGCTGGTGCCACAAGCACAGACTTTTTCTCTCAAGCTAAGTCAGGAGATTCCTATGTTTCAAAACCCACTCAAGACTTTATGGGAGTAAACCTAAAAACTCTGAACCTGGTTTTAGTGTAATGCACAAACACCACATCATCCCTAAGCACGCCGGGGGGTCAAACGACCCGGGTAATATAACCCCCCCTATACCGGTTGTAAGGCACTCTATGTTTCATTGGTGTGAGTGGCATAGAACTGGAAATGAACTAGACAGAATTGCTTGGAAAACTTTATCAGGCTTAATTGACCGGGAGGAAGCTAGAATTCTAGCCTGTAAAGAGCAAATAAAAAGAGCCATTAGGGAAGGTACTCACCACCTTCTCCCGCAAAATAGAACATGGGATCAGTCTTTAAGCTCTAAGAAAAGTGCCCAGACATCTTTAGAACGGGGTACTCTCAACCTCCTAAAGTTCAATACAACCGGAGAGCACTCTATAAGGGTATCAGAGCACCAGAAAAAACTAGTTGAAAGCGGTACTCACCATTTCTTGAGGGGTAACGAAACCTGGGATAGATCTGCTGTCGCCAGGGAAAATGCTAGGAAACAAATCCTGAATGGAACTCTTCCCTTACTATCACAAAATAGGAAGTGGGACTATAGCGCCATTGCTAAAGAAGCTAGGGAGAGAATGGATAATAGTTTAGTGGCGGCGTTGGTTAGGAAACAGACAGTTAATCGCCGCATAAATTCAGGATGGACAGATGAAAAAATCAGATTCATTAAAGAGCAGTTACCCTGCTCATCTGGTAAGCTATTCAAGCTTTGTAAACAAAATTTTGAATGGCCTTTTTCCAGAGGTGTAATACAGAACATCCTCAAAGTTCTAAAAAGCGAGGATTTAAAAGACATTTTTAATCTTGACTATAGAGTAGAATCATGACTGCAGAACTTACACACCCTAGCTGGATGAATGAGGAGGCTCTCCATACCCTGTCCTCTGGCTATCTCCTACCCGGTGAAACTCCCCGTGACATGATGACTCGACTCTCGTCAACAGCGAGTAAGATAAACGATGACCCTACTTTGAATGAGGATCTGTTTCACTGCTTGTGGTCTGGCTGGATTGGTGCTAGTTCCCCTGTAGCTTCTAATTTCGGTACGAATCGTGGTCAATCCATAGCGTGCTTTTCAACTCATCTCACCGATAGTGTCTCCTCTATTTATTCCCACCTGAAAGAAGTAGCTCAACTGAGCAAAAGCGGTGGGGGCGTAGGTAACTATTTCGGTGATGTTCGTCCCGCTGGTTCTCCGATTACCGGTGGTGGGAAGTCAATCGGCGTTGTCCCCTGGATGCAACAATACGACTCTTGTGCAAGAGTTGTTTCTCAAGGCGGAGTCCGAAGGGGATCTTTTGCGTTTTATCTTCCGATTGACCACCCCGACGTTCCTGAGCTTCTACGTGCAAAAGACCACACAAAAGGGGATCCAAGAAACTGGATCGACTCAAACATAGCTTTAACTATCTCGGACGAGTGGATAGAGTCAATGATTGCTGGGGATACACACAAGCATGAACTATTTGCCGAAGTTCTTAAAACGAGAATGATTTCGGGGAGCCCCTATCTGATTTTCATCGACAACGCTAATAACCAAAACCCTGAGTGCTACACCGAGAGAGGACTCTCAGTCAAGACCAGCAACTTGTGCTTCACTGCAGACACTCTTGTGGCTGTTGCCGACGGTAGAAACTCTGTCCCAATTAGGGACCTGGTGAACACTTCTTTCCCGGTATATTCAGCTTATTGGCGCACGCACCAAACCGCAGCATCGAAGAATCAGTGGGTTACTGAGATTAAAAAAGCTGTTGCGTTCAAGACAGGGACTCAAGAGGTTATTGAAGTAGGGCTTGAGGACGGAAGCACTTTTAAATGCACCCCAGATCACCTCTTGGCTCGAAGAGATGGCCTATGGGTGGAAGCTCAGCACTCAGTAGGAGAAATTCTTGAGCCCTTTTCCTCCTTTGTGAATGAATTTGGGCACAGAATGATTAACACCACGACAAATGGTCACAATAGTCAAAGCCGCGTCACTAGTATTCAGAGCATAGGTGTAGAGGATGTGTATGATCTGCGCGTCGAAGACAATCACAACTTCTTCATTGTTACAAAAACCGGGGATATTAACTCTGGGGTCCTTGTTCATAATTGTTCAGAGATCTTTCTCCACACAGACGAGAACCACACTTTTGTATGCGTTCTTAGCAGCCTGAACCTTAGCCGCTATGACGAGTATAAGAACTGGAAATCCCCAATCTCGGGGCGCACCGTCCCTCAAATTGGCATCCACCTCCTAGAGGCCGTAGTTAGCGAGTTCATTCGCAAAGCGAAAGATAAAGTTGGTATGGGAAGAGCTGTTCGATTTGCGGAGAAGAGTCGTGCCCTTGGCTTAGGGGTTATGGGTCTCCATTCGCTTTACCAATTACACGGACTACCGGCCAAGTCCCATGGGGCCAGGGCACTAAATATCGAAACCTCACGCTGGATAAAAGAAGAAGCTGTTAAAGCTTCCAAGGAACTAGCGGAAAGGTTCGGAGAACCGGAATGGTGTAAAGGGACAGGGATGCGTCACACACACCTGATAGCAATCGCCCCGACTAAGACAAACAGTGTAATCTGTGGCGCAGGAACCGAAGGTATTGAACCCAGGGATAGAAATTACTACGTTGCTAAACAGGGGAAGGGTACTTACGTCCGAAAAAACCAGTACCTTGAAAAAATCTTTTCCGAAAGGGGTATTGGCCCAGAAGTTTGGGATCAAATTCTAGAAGCTAAAGGCAGTGTTCAAGGGCTTGACTGTTTGACCGACCATGAAAAAGAAGTCTTTAAGACAGCACGGGAAGTTGACCAATTTGAGCTAATTAAACAAGCATCAGATCGTCAACCGTTTGTATGTCAAGGCCAATCCTTGAATTTATTCCCCGACCCCGAATCAGATGCTGCTTACATTACTCGCCTACATCTTGCTGCCTGGAAAATGAAGTTAAAGTCCCTTTATTATCTTAAGGGGAGCAGCTTATTGACAAATAAAGAGGTTGTACCCGCTTTGATTGTTACTCGCGAAGGTTGCCCATGGTGTGTAAAACTAAAAGAAGAATTATCTGCCGAAGGGGTACGTTACGAAGAAATCACAAAGGCAGAAGCCGAAGAAAAAGGTTTCTGGGACCCCGAATGGAAGACTGTACCCCAACTGTGGCTCTATAAGAAGCACATCGGGGGTTATACCGAGTACATACAGTACAAAGAAGAAAGCAGTGTCTTAAAGTTTAACCTACCCACAGAAACCACCCCCGAATACACAGACTGCACAGCTTGCGAGGCTTGACCCATGACAAAAAAGAGGTACAAATCGTACCCTGAACTATCCAGGGATCAAAAGAAACTAGTCGAAGAGCATAGCTGGATTGCTGGTCGATTAGCTTTTGGAGCCAAGTGTTTAACAGGTGGTAATACAGGTTCTCTCACTAGGGAGGATCTAGAGTCCATAGCAAACTTTGCTCTTTGCGTAGCTGCTACCAGGTTTGACCCCGACAAACACGTTAAATTCAGCACCTACGCCTGGAAAAATGCCCGAGGCTACATCCAACATGCCCTTCGGGATTATTCCAGGCTTGTGAAAACCCCCCGATGGATCGCCAAGTATCGCAATGAAGTCCTAGGGCTTTTACAGGAAAACATGAGCTACACTGATATAGCAAAAAAGCTAAACATTGACGAGGCTAGAGTCCTGGAATGCCAACTATCAGAAAACAATTACCACATCTCATATGACTCCCAACCTGAAGACTGGGTAGATACTGATTTTGTTTATAGCCCAGATGAGGCTCGGACGCTGCTCTTATCAGATGATCTAGCTGAAGCTTTCAGTGTATTGTCAGACGAAGAAATGGACCTCATGGTTGATTACATCAGTGATGCAGTCATGAGGGAAGACCAACACCACTGGGCATCAGAGAAATTCCAATCCCTTAAACAAATAGCCCATGGACTTCCAAAGGCCACAAATTGAATTACCCCTAGAAAAGGAACTAATTCCTTTCAAAATTAGGGAAAAAATTAATCTTCTATCCAGACAAGAGCTGGAAGAATACCTTGTTGAAAGTTCTTGTCTACTAATAAAGCTATCGGCTCAGACCACGGCCCTATTGGACTACATAGAGGAACTAGAGGGTAAAATTTTGGAAATTCGGTAGTTAAAAATGCCAGTCAATCCGGACGATAAAAATTGCGTCAGGGATGAAATGCGCCGGTTCAAAGCTGGCAAACTTCATTCTGGTTCTGGCAAGGCTGGCAAGGCTGGCCCAGTAGTTGAAAATCCTAAGCAAGCAATTGCGATTTCATTATCTGCTTGCAAAAGGGGCGACTATGCTGAGGCCTTACAATCAATTGGATTCTCCCAGGAATCTGCAAATAGGGTTTCTAAGATGTTGGAGTCCGGTGCATGGGATAGGCAATTCGATAAGGGCAATACTGGTGGGAAAACCCCCAAAGAAAACAAAACTACCAGAGCCCAAGGTTTATCAACCATAGATATTGACAATAAGCCGGGGAAACAAAAAGGTAGTCAAGGCAAACTAAAAGATAATGAGTCCGGTAAATTGCCGCCTTTAGCTACCCCTAGCGAAAATCCACAACCTGACCCTAGATCTCTGCAATTAAAGGGTTTGCGTTCATTTGAGGAACCACCACAGGGGTTGACTACTGGCAAGGTATGTCCACCAAGGAAGCCAAGGGAAGACTCTAAAGTGCCCACAGCACAACCAAAGGTAGACTCCCAAGAAGAAATGCCAAAGAACCCTAAACCTGAGCAGTCTGAGACGCAGATGGCCCAAAATAATCGAAATAAATGTACCCCATCTAGGGAGCAAGGGGCAGGACCGGGGTTGACGTAGTTAGGTCTGGATGTGATGAAGCGGGTAAAATAGTAATAGATACCCGAAACAAGATGCCCCAATTCACTGCAGAGAAATTCTTAGATTTTGTCAATAACCGTAGAACAGACAACCCCCTTCAAGAAAGTGCCTTTTTGGATTTTGCCAAGGCGGTTTTTGCTAAACAACCCGAACTATTTACAGATGAAGCTAGTTGGGTTAAGAAATATCGTACACCCTACAAACCACCAACTCCCACTAGGCCACCAACCCCAAAGCAGTATGTTTCCAAAGAGTCTCTGGCATATATTTGGCAATGTGCCCCAAGCTTGATTTTAGATTCTGAAGTTGCCGAACTTAATAGATGTCTAGAAGAATTTGCAATCACAACTCCGCAAAGAATTCGCCACTTCCTTAGTCAAACTGCGCATGAATCTGGTGGTGGTCGCTGGAAGAAAGAGTTGGCTTCGGGTTGGGATTACGAAGGTAGGAAAGATCTGGGAAATACCCAACCGGGGGATGGCCCCCGCTTCAAAGGTGCCGGTTACATTCAACTCACCGGTAGGGCAAACTATCAGGACTTTGCCAATTTTATCAAAGATCCACAAGTTATGCAAGGGGTTAATTACGTGGCGGATAAGTACCCATTTTCCTCGGCAGGTTTTTGGTGGTTTAATAATGGTATGAATGCCTTATGTGATAAGAATCCCACCGTAGAGCAAGTTACCCGCAGAGTAAATGGTGGTTATAATGGGTTGGAAGACCGCAGGATGTACTTCAATAGAAGTCTCAATGTTATTAAGTGATGCCCATAGAATAGTAGGTAGGTAGGTCAAATGTCTAAAAGAGAATGGGATAACCCAATAAGGGGACCGTGGAACCCAGTAATTCATAGCTTGCTTAAAGCCATCGATAACCACATGATGCTTTACTTGAAAACTAAACAACATTGGCATCTTCAAAAGGCCCAAGATCTTCGCGTATATGTCAAAGACCTTAAGGATTTCATCAAATCCGAAGAAGACCGAGAGGTAGTTGACAAAGGCAGCGATCACAGGGTATAATAGGTGTATGCGGCTTAACAGCCCGATAACTCAAAACTCCCCCATAACAAATGGCATCTCAACTAAGCAACGACGACAAATACCAAAAGCTCATGGAGCGTTACAAAAAGTTACGCAGAGACCCGGCCAAGCGGGTTGAATCCCTTAGGGCCCTAGACGCTGCGCAAAAAATGGATATTGATGGGTTGGTATCTGAGGATGTAGTCACTGCTTGGCAGTATCTAGGTTAAAGGCACCGTGTGGCAAATGCTGAAGGACAATTCGACTTTGTTGCACCTTCAGGCAATGCGCCATCAAGTTCTGAGATTCTGAAGTCCAAATCAAATGCTGTCGGGGGTGGTCGTAAAAGGTGCTCTATCGGTAAAAGCTGCTCAGCAACTTGTATCGAAGGGGTGAAGACTTGTCTTGTCGAGTTGCCTGATGTTGTTGTGGGTTCTCTGATAAAAGTAAGGGACAGGATTTTTGGTGTTACCAAACCAGTTGCCTCTACCCCTGTCCAAAATCCCCCAATTAAGAACCCCCCTACAGAAAAGAATTCATCACCAGTAAATAAGCAAACTCAAGACAAAGAACACAACTTAGGACTATTTTTTGGTCAAGCTATTCAAAGGTTTCGCACCCTTATAGGCAGAATAAATGCTGCCAAGAAACTAAAGAAGCAACCAGTTCCTAAGACCCCCAAAGAAACTGTGGCACGGACCCGGCCCTCAGCCCCAATGACTGCCCATAAGCATGGTGATATCCCTGCAGATAAGGTAAGAAAAGTCAGAGAGGTCGCCAGTAAGTTATTAGACAAAATGAAAAGGCTAGGCCCCGAAGGCACTATAAGTATCGATGGCTCAGAGAAAGCAGATAAAGTAAAGTGGAGCGCAGTCGAAGGATCAGGCTCCCGGGTATTGGGTGCAGGGGGCTTTGGGGCATTCCTGAAGGTACCTACGAAGAAATTACTTGGATACTCGGATGGAATGCCTAATGAAATAGGCGTTAAGGTAGGGGATATTAGTAGAACTGAGGCTACCTTAATCAAAAAACTGGGGGAAGTCGGTTTGGGCCCCAAATTAATAGCCTCCAGATTCGTAAAGAATGCCCACAGCAACATGGATAACGGTACCATCCACAAAGGCATGATTGCTATGGAAGTTGTTCCAGGGGTCCCCCTTTACAAGGCCCCTCAAAAGATCAATGGCATTGACAAAGATGACGCTTACAACATTACTATGGGAAAATTGCATAAACTAGGGTATGCCCACAATGATGCTAAGGGAGACAATTTGATTATTGATGATAAGGGGGTGGCTAGGTTTGTTGATCTGGGGCTATCTCAGAAAAACTGGAAAGCAGCCTTATCTGAAGCTTTAGGTGGATGGACAGGGACTAACTTCGCGATGACAAATTACCCGACAGGCAAACAAGCTGATGTGTTGGAAAGGAATTTCAGTAAAGTGATGACAGAAATGGAAAAGGACGGATTGACGAAGAGTGAGGCTAAAGATATAGCAACATTCGGCATTCAACATTCTGCAGAATCATTTAGAAGGGGGGTATGGGAAAAAGTCAGCAATCAGAACGCACGTAAGTATATCAATATGTATTATGAAGGAGTCTAATAGGGGTATGGCGTTTCAAGGGTCAATGACAGGGGCACCCCCCTGCTCAAATGGGCTAAGTCCCAAGGATTTCGCCATAGCAGCCCAACAACAACTGAACTTTTACACCCGGCATCTATCCCCCAAGTTTTAACCCAACTTACCGGAACGCGGGTAAAACTAGACAGTGCCCCCCCATCTAGTTCGCAATGACGGTGATCGTCTTCCCAGATAGCCCCACCAATGGGCAATTATTCCCGGAAATCCCCGTCCCCGGCGTTAATCAATACAAGTGGAACGCTGCAGCTTTGACATGGGAAATTGTTCCCCAAGGCGGCGGTGATGAAACTCTGGTGACCATCGACCCCAATGTTGGTCTTACCTTAACTGGTCAAAACCTGTCAACGCAATATAATACCTTAGTAACCGATGCGGAACAAAGCGTCCCTGTCGGGGGTGCAATCGCTCAGCCCGCATCTGTGTGGAAGACGAGAAATCTTGTCCAGGTTTTAGATGCGATTTTGTTCCCTATTTTGCAACCAACATACACAATCCCCACAATTTCCCTTTCTTTCTCTCAATCCGGCATTAAAGAGATCGGGTCTGCACTTTCTCAGGTACTAACAGTCACTGGAATCAAAAACGATGCAGGAGCCTTCGGAACTTTAACCCTTAGGAAAGATGGCTCTACGATAAGCAACGTATCTAGTCCATCGGGTTCCCCCCACGCGAATGTACCGGACCAATTCGGCTACACCAACCCGAACAACCCAAACTTTTCGTACCCCCACAATTACACCGATAACCTAACCGTGACGGCAGGCACAACAACATGGGATGGTACTGGCGGTTTCGCATCGGGCCTAGCAAAGAAAACTAATAAAGGGTCTACCGATGCTCGCCCCCCAGCATTACTATCCGCCAATGCCCCCCAATCCCCTGGTGCTCTAACTTCGAGTTCGGCATCTATTAACGGCATCTACCCTTACTTCTGGGGTAAATCCTCGGCAGCACCATCCGCAGAGTCAATCGCAGCGTTAATCGCAGCTGGTACGACTACGAAAGTTCTTGCTTCGGCAAGCGGGGCGATTAGTGCTACATTTGACGCTTCAGCAGAATATATTTGGTTCGCTCATCCTGCGGCAGATACCACAAAGACAAAGTGGTTTAATACCCCCTTAAACCAAGGGTCGATTGGTGCCGGAAATTTCATCCTGCCCCCGAACACCCAAGCTGTTAATTCCCCGAATGGGTATTGGTCCGGCATCAACTATAAAATTTACATCAGCGACTACGCCACGAATACGAGCGGCACTATACAACTACTCAATTCTTAATATGCCCTTCATACTAAATCCATATTGGACAAGCCCATCACCCACTATAGAGGTGGCATTCGGGTTCACTACGGCCCCTGTCGTAAACGTAAGCGAATTTGAATTGGCTGATGGCCCTTATATTCTAGGGTATCATTTCACTACGGACTTTAACCGACAACTTACTCGTATTGGGATATACAAGCCGACGCAGGCTGACCCTACCGCAATGCCCCGAATCAACCAACCGTCTACCTTAGATCATTCAGTGGGAATATGGGACTTTACTGGTCCCGGGCTTCCTGTTCTCATTTGGCAGCAGGATTTCCTAGCCTCAGCTACTTGCATTGCAGATGCCGCCCCAACCGTAGCGCCGTATTACTGCTGGTTTGACATTACCAATGGCCCAGAGCTTGATGCGAATGTTGACTATGTTGTGGCGGCTACCTGGGATGAACTTTCCCCAGTAATAGTTCCAACTGCAAACGTATCCGTTATTGCCGGGGGCTTTAAGTTAAATACAACAGCCGCCACTCAGCAAGGTGCGGTGCCTAGTATGCTCATTGACCTTAGTAGCGAGCCATACTACGCGCCAGAAGAAAGCTCATTTTTGCTAGAAAAAGGTTTTTACACTGTAAATATGGAGTTACAGAGAATATGATAGTACGTTTTGTTCCCATGCGCCAGATCCCTTGCCTTCGCCCTGGGCCAACGGGTCCTTACCTAACTCAAACCGGCAAAGCGGGTAGAATTTATTGTAATGTATTTTCAATATTCGGTGGAAATCTCGCCAAGTTGCGTAAAAGCAAAAGCTTGACTCGATTAAGTAACTAGAACCCTTGATTAGATACCAGAATGGCAATCAATCTAAATGATAACCTAATTGTTCAAGCTCCTAAGGCAACTGACGAACGTTACGGTCCGTATAATAGCGAGGCTGAAGCGCTAGCAACTATTGAACCTATTGTACGCTATCGGGGTCTAACCGTTGGGGTCTTTGTTGGGGGTTCACTCACAGAATACTGGTTTCAAGGCGGAATTTTAAACACTGACTTCGTTGAAAAGTCTGCAGGTACTGTTTCGGGTCCAACAGGTCCAACGGGCCCTGGGGGTGATACCGGTGCGACGGGAGTTGGGATTTCCGGGGCAACAGGCCCCATAGGACTAACTGGTGCGACAGGGACGGCGGGTACGACGGGACCCACTGGCGTTATCGGTCCTGCTGGAAATACTGGTGCGGACATTGGCTTTTGTTGCTCAGACGAAACATCTAACTTAACAACAGGCTTAAGATTCACCTTTCGTATCCCTTACTCGATGACCCTTAGCGGGGTTAAAATAAGCACCAATACAGCACCGACTGGATCAAGCTTAATTGTAGACATTCAATCCCAAGGAGTGTCGATTTTCTCAGTTCTTCCGGTAATTGCGGCCGGTAGTGAAGTAGGCGGAAACAGTGCAGTATTGTCCACCACTAGCCTCTCAGTAGACGCTGAAATCACTATATTTATAAATCAGATCGGAAGTACAAATGCTGGAACCGGTTTGAAAGTTTGGATGCTAGGTACAAAAAATTAAATTTTCAAGAAATTATGAAACCAAGGCAAAAAGATAAACGAGCAATCAAACATGAAACCTGACAGTCTGTGGCCCCTTGCTAATGATGTGGGGGGCTTTTTAATTGCGTTTTTGACAATGGTTGTTCCACTACTGACGCTGCTTCTTTTGTGAGTTGTGGCAAGGGTAGGGTAAAACTAACCAAAGATTTAACCCCGAATCAAATGTCAAAGGTGAAAGTCGTTGCTGAAGATGTTAAGCTCTATGATATTATCCCTGGACAATTAACTTCAGATTGTCATACAGTTATTAGAAAAGATGGCATTGTTGATGTTGTCCGAGCTTACAAAATGGTTGATATCTTCGACGAATACCATGACCTTGGTGTTTTAATCCAGAAAATACAACCGAGTGGCGGTACCTTGAACCCGCGATTACTACCTTCTGAAGTCTAAAATGACTAATAATTTTCCAACAAATTTTCCACCAAATCCCACACCAGGTGAAACTTTCACATGGCAGGGGTCTGACTACCGTTGGAACGGAAGGCAGTGGATTAACTTATCTGAGCCTGAACCGACTACAGTCCCGATCTACGTCTCTGCTTCTCAACCATCTCCCCCAATTCTTCAAGGGTCTTTCTGGTTTAATACTGTAAGCGAAATTTTATATATTTGGGTCCTAGAACCTGGAATCCCCGGGCAGTGGAAAGAAGTCACTTCTTCACCTGGGGGATGCACCCCGTGTGCTTCGGTATCGGCATCCGCCCCACCGAATCCTGTAAACGGCGCCCTATGGTTTGATACCTTGTCGTCGTATCTTTCAGTTTGGTATGTTGGTCTGTCAGGTGGCCAATGGGTGTCTAGCTTCCGTGGGGACACTGGGCCTACTGGAGTAGCCGGTCCGACTGGAGCTTCGGGCCCAATTGGGGAGACCGGGGCAACTGGACTAGCCGGGGCTGCTGGGGAGACCGGGGCGACTGGAGCTTCCGGTTTCGGAGCGTCGGGGGCAACTGGAGCAACCGGGGCAACTGGGCCGATCGGTATAACCGGTGCGACTGGTTTTGGAGCATCAGGAGCTACCGGAGCTACCGGGGCGGATGGTGCGACTGGTTTTGGAGCAACTGGTGCAACTGGAGCGACTGGGGCTTCTGGAGTAATGGGAGCTACCGGAGCATCAGGTTTCGGGGCGTCAGGAGCAACGGGCGCTACCGGGGTGATAGGTGCTACCGGCGTCATTGGAACAACGGGGGCAACTGGACCCACTGGAGTTGGAACTTCTGGAGCTACTGGGGCGTCTGGGGCAACTGGTGCTATAGGTGCAACCGGAGCGTCAGGATTCGGGGCGTCTGGGGCTTCCGGAGCCACTGGTGTTACTGGAGTGTCCGGGGCCACTGGGCCAGCAGGCACAACCGGGGGCACTGGGCCTATTGGAGCGTCAGGAGCAACAGGTGCTATAGGTGCGACTGGGGCGTCAGGAGCAACTGGAGCGTCAGGTTTCGGGGCGTCAGGAGCAACTGGAGCGTCAGGAGCAACTGGCGTTGTTGGCACAACGGGGGCAACTGGACCTACCGGAATTGGAGTTTCCGGAGCTACCGGTGCGATAGGAGCAACTGGGGCGTCAGGTTTTGGAGCGTCAGGAGCAACCGGGGCTACCGGTGCAGATGGGGCGACCGGGGCAACGGGAGCATCAGGTTTCGGGGCAACCGGGGCAACTGGCGTTGTTGGCACAACGGGGGCGACTGGACCTGCAGGAATTGGGGTTTCCGGGGCAACCGGGGCAACTGGCGTTGTTGGCACAACGGGTGCGACCGGGGCTACAGGAGCAACCGGGGCAACAGGTTTCGGGGCAACTGGTGCTACAGGTGTAGCAGGGGCAATAGGAAGTACAGGGGCAACTGGCGTTGTTGGAGTTTCAGGGGCAACTGGAGCTACCGGGGTTGGAACCACGGGGGCCACTGGGCCTGTTGGAACCACGGGAGCAACTGGTTTATCGGGTAGCACAGGGGCCACTGGTCCCCAAGGGTATTCTTCTAGTCTATTCCTGTACAGCGCCAAAACTACGGCCACTACGGGAGATCCCGGCCAGGGCAACTTAATCTGGAACAATGCCACACAAATCAACTCAACCGCATTAAACATTAGTCATTTAACGGATGACAACACAGACATCGATATTTTCTTATCGAGTTTAACTCAGACTGAAAAAATTACTATACAAGATAGAAACGATAGTTCAAATTACCAAACTTGGGTGATTAATGGCACACCGTCCAACATAAACCCTAGCACCCCAAATAGTTACTGGCAATATCCTGTATCCCTGCTGAATTCTTCCGGGTCAGGGACAACCAACTTCAGTAATAACCATTCATTATTCCTAGCACTAGTGAACGGTGCCCAGGGATCTACGGGAGCAACTGGCCCTATCGGGGTGACAGGGGCAACTGGTGTCATCGGTGCCACTGGGATCGGAACCACCGGAGCAACTGGGCCCCAGGGTATAACTGGGGTGTCAGGCCCAATCGGTGCTACTGGGGCAACAGGCGTCATCGGGGTTTCCGGGGCAACAGGCCCAGTCGCTGGTACCACGGGCCAAGTTATTTACAACAATGGCGGCGTTGCTGCTGGAGCAACTTTATCCGGGGGACTATCCATCCAGAGTGGGACTTTCGTCCCCTCAGACATTATTAAGCTTGTTGTTTCCAATAGGGGTGAAACTGCAACCCCAGGGGCAAACTACGTTGAAACAACAGTTCTCCGTGCGTGTACGGTTATAGCAGCTTACTGGGAATGCTCTCCAGTTTCCACTGGCAGCAGTACAAGTCAGGCAATGCTCTACGCCCGTCGCAGCGGCACAAGGTCAAACCTCTTAAGTGCTGACGCTTCTCTGGCGGCAGTAAGTACCGTAGCTGGTTACTTCACTGATGTCACATCTACTTTAATCGCTCCCTTGACCCTTACAACCGGGGACACTCTTGGGCTCAACCTTAACGCAGTCGGCACTGGCTCTTCTGGTCACATTTTTACAGTTATTGTTCGTTATTCCTAATCATGACCTCAGCTATCACCACTAATCCCATCACCGGCATTGAGTATTACGAAGATGGCCCTCAAGAGGGCCAAAGTGTTAAGCTTTTTGTGGCTGTTACTGACGGTCAAGTTCGTAACCCCGCTGGTAGTAGATGGCCATTTCTATATGGCCGCCCCCATGACCAACCTGCTGACTATTACGAGCTAGTGCCATTCACACCCGTCCCATTTGACCCAGAACTATTCCATGTTGACGATACGACTTCAGGGTGGAACCTGGTTTTGAAACCTGGCGGGGCTCCCGATGGTCATCCCAAAGGAACCTATGTACGTTCCGAAAACATTAAGCGTCGCACAATAGCTGAGCTGAAAACACTGGCCAAAGGCTATGCTGACCGCTACAACGCGATGTTATGGCCCCAGGAGAACGGTTACACCGAGAAGTTACAATACGCGGAGAAGCAGGTGGCAGCAAATAACCGTTTGCCGCAGTTCACAAATCTAATCGCAAGACACGAAGCGCTGCTACAAGCATCGTTCCACAACGACGCCAGGTTAGCCCAGTTGTACAGCGAGATCGAAGCCGCCGGGGATGCCGGTCCTATTGACTTTGTGGTTAGCCAAGTGGCCACAAGCGACGCCAACGGGCAGCAACTCGCGGGTTGGGTTAATGGAATCGAGGAATGATGGATTGCGTTTCCCTCCCCCATGGATCACCCCTGCCGCTGGGCTATCAAATCGTGAGGTGCAACCGGTGATTATTGTTCCTAGGCGGAGGGTGGGGACAACTCCATGGACCCCAACCCAAACTGCCACCGAGTGGTGGGGGGCGCCGTACGATTCGACTACGACTACGATCGCAACAGGGGTTTCTCAGCTGCGGGACAGAAAAGGGAATGGGCGCAATTTTGACCAAGCAACTAGCGGAACTCAGCCTACCATTACGCCGAATGCGTTGAACGGTAAAGCCGGTCTGACCTTTAACGGGAGCCAATGGCTTACCTCTGCCAGTTCGGCAGCAACGTGGAATTTTCTGCATACTGCAGCTGGCGCAGGCGCAACTATTGTGGCTGTGTGGAAAGCCGGAAACAGCAGTAACCCTAATGCAGTTTACGGTTTACTGGGAACAAATGCTGGCGTGTCCGCCAACACGGGTTTCTACTTAATTTACGATGACAGAGTTAGTTCTTTCCGGAACGACAGAGCGCTTGTCCTAATATCAAGAGGAACCTCGGGTCAGAGCACGGCATTAAATCAGACAGCAGACAACGCACACCCAGGCGGTACGCCTGTCATAATTTCGCATATCGGTAACTCCGGCAGCGCAATAGCTGCAAACCGGTCAATAATCAGAATCAATGGTGTCTCAATCCAGAATAACATAGAAACATTTGCTGCTGCTACTGGGAATGCTTCATTCCAGATGCAACTCGGGGCGCTTGGCAACAACACGATTCCACTTACTGGGGAGATCTATGAGATTGTTATTCTTCCCCCTGGCACTAGCCTTGTCACCGTTCAGCTAGTGGAGGGTTATTTGGCCGGTCCGGTGGCGGGGTGGAATTTACAAAGCATCCTAGCCGCAGATCACCCGTTCAAGGTTAACGCTCCAACGGTGTAGCACCCTTGGCCCCTTCTGCCTCTGCCATGCCACACCCAGAACCCCACCTAACCATGGGCACCAACTAACTTTAAGCACCTTACTGTAAAACTTCCAATAACCACAAAATGAAACCAACCCTACACCTCATCGGAATTTTCCACACTCAACCTACCCAACAATATAGCCATTGTGCATTCACTGGCAAGGCATTACGCTTTGCAAAGATGATGATGGCGCAGGGTTACACCGTAATCGAATACGCCAACGAGGGTTCCGAAGCCAACGCATCTGAGCATGTTACTATGCTTACGGAACCAGAATTTGGCCGGTTATACGGCAACCGCCCCGGTACCAGTTTCCATGGGGACGATGCTACAGTTGGCACCGAGGGACACCAGCTTTTTGAATCTCGACTGATTCCAGCATTACACGAACGTGTTCAAACCCGTGACATAATTTGCCACCCATTCGGCCATGCCCATTCTATGCTGTTGGGTGAATTTCCTAAAAACACACACGTTGAGACGGGAATTGGGTATCCGACCACAATGCCCGGAACAAAAAAAATATATGAGTCATATGCATGGATGCACTATCACCAAGGGAAAGGGAATCGGAATGGCCATAACTATGAGTGGGTCATCCCTAATTACTTCGACCTTGAGGATTGGCAACCATCATTTGAGACCGGAGAATACTTGGCGTTCCTCGGCAGGATAACACCCCTCAAGGGCCTAGACA